GTGGACGAAATTGCGGGCGTCTCTGCATCTAGCAAGGAGATCAACATCTGCACCGTGCTGGCCGGGCAGAAGCTTGGAATCAAAGCAGTCGACGGAGCCTGCCCCGGACTTGATCCGGGGTATTGGCTCGTCAGCTTCATGCACGATGATCTGGGGTATATCGACCTGGAGCAGAGGACTTTGCAAACCATCGACAACCCGTTCGGCACGAGGTTGTCACCCATGTCTTAAGGACGAAGTGTTACCCATGTGTCCGGGTCGGACAGAATGGGCCGAAATAAAATGGCGGAGAAGAAGGGATTCGAACCCTCGATACCGTTTCCGGTATACTCCCTTAGCAGGGGAGCGCCTTCGACCACTCGGCCACCTCTCCGTTAGGGCCTAGCTATTGCCAGGAGCCCATTATTGCAAGGGAATTTTTGCAGAAAATCGACAAGCGGTTGATTTTATCAACTTTGCCTATGTGACGTGAACAGACGCGAACATTCATCCCGATTGCGCCTCGTTCCGCAAAATTCTCGCAAAATTTGTTCCTGATTCGTTTGTTGTCAGGCATTAGAAGGCCTCGATCAGGGAAGCTCGAATACCGCCGCTTCATCCTCTCGCGGCCTGACTCCTTTGAACGAGGCATGCCGCAGCTTCCAGTCATCAGTCCAGGCGCGATACTCGACCTCGGCGGCAAGCACCGGCTCGACGAAGACGGCACCCTTCCTCCTGAGGGCCACCGCCGGCGCTTTCGTCACCATCCCCTCGAGCAGCTTGCGCAGCTCGCGCGAAAGCTCATGTGACCAGCCGGTACCGCAGCCGCCGACATAGACGAGATCGTCGCCCTTCCGCGCCGCGAGAAGCAACCGGCCGAGATGACTAGGCACGGTTGACGGCTCAAAGCCGACGATCACGAAGCTATCCCGGCGCTTGCAGGTTATCTTCTGCCACCACTCGCCCCGGCCGGATCGGTAGGGCTTCTCGGCGTGCTTGGCGATGATGCCTTCGAGACCATGCGCGCAGGCGACGCGGAAGAACTCCTCTCCATCAGCCTGCACCTCTTCCGAAAGGCGAACCGCCCCTTCCCGTCCGGCGACGAGCGGCTCGAGCAATCGCCGACGCTCGCGCAACGGCAGCCGGCGAAGATCGCGGCCATCCAGATAGAGGAGGTCGAAGGCATAGAAGACGATAGCGCCTGCTTCGACCGCCGACGGCAAGCGCCCGAGCGCCCGTTGCAGCATGCCGAAATCGGAGCGGCCCTGGTCGTCGAGAACGACCGCCTCCCCGTCAAGGATTGCCGTCTTCACGGCGAGCCGCCGTGCGTCGTCGACAATCGTGGGGAAGCGTTCCGTCCAGTCGTAGCCGCCGCGCGTGAGGATCCGCACCCGCCCGGGCTCGATGTGTACGGCAATCCGGTATCCGTCCCATTTCACCTCGTACGCCCAGTCGGGACCCTTCGGCGGTTTAGCGACGAGCGTTGCAAGGCAGGGATCGACACGCGCGGGCATAGGATCGATCGGAGGGGTATCACGGGGCTTCTTCGACGATGCTTTGGCCATCAGGCCATTAACGCACAGAGCCGGAAAAAGCCGAATTGACTCTTTCGGCGTAGAGAACATATTAGGAACAAATGTCGGCGGGAAAATTACGGGTAATTCAAAAATGAGCGATGAAGCCGGGGCGAGCACATTCAAGGAAACGGTCGCGTACGAGCACTGGTGCGAGCATGCTGGCTGCAAGAAGTGGGGCAGCCTCGGCTTTGCCCACGGGAAAGAGGAGCCGCGGTGGTTCTGCGCGGAGCACCAGCCCGAATGGAAATTGAAGCATGCCTAGAGGCGGAGCATGGTGGCTTTCGGAGCTCCTGGCCTGGTCGAAGATCCGGATCAAATGCGAGTGCGGGGTAAAGAGGCAATACGACGCCCAGCAGCTGTTCGATCGGGTCGGCGACCGGAGCATGCCGGAGTTGCTCTCCGAATTCTCCAAAGCGATCGGCTGCCCGAAGAGCGGCAATCTCTACCGCGATCGCTGCAAGCTCAAATATGACATGCCATCGGGAGAGCCGCCTGTCTCTCGAAGGAGCCGGCTGGTGATGCGGCCCCAGCCGGCGCCCCTGAAGAGATTACTTTCGCAAACCTTCCCGAATGGTGCGACGTCCTGTGCAAGTGCCGGAGCTGCGGCCGCATCGATCGACTAAATCGGCGCGCTCTGGCCGCGCGCTTCGGGAAAAGACAAAGCATCCTTCAGTTGGCGCCGAGAATGCGATGTAAGAGGTGCGAGAACCGAGACGGCAATACGATCTTCATAGGAAAGCCCAGGCAATAAGCCATCGCCAGGCGAAGGAAGCGCTTGGAGATGATTGGCAGGGGTGGTGGCCGGATAAGGATCATGGCGGTGGAGACGACAGTCCCCTTCCCCAACAGCCGCAACCGGAGCCGGCCTGAAAGTGGCCAGCCTTGAAAACGGGATTGTTCCGGAACATTCCAGCGGCCACGCTGTTAAGGGATTGCGAAGCGCCTGTTGTCTTCGAAACGACGCTCGCGCCATCGATCGAATCGAACAACTTCGGCGCTCCTTTCTACTGTGGGAGCGCTGCTTTTCTCCTCTTAGACGCGCTTGGCAAAGATGACTGACAGTTAACGCGAGTTCATGTCGGCTCTTAAACATCCCCTCCAACTGCCGGAGCCGACCTGAGCAGGCAGCGCCCTACCTCGCCGGGGGCGCTGCCACTTCACCGCCGCAGCTGGGCGCCGTCGCGCTGGCTGGCCTCGATCCTCTGCAATATTTCCCGCATCACACGTGTGTCGATGGAAAGGCTGTTGAGCGTGTTCTCGACGGCCTTCATTGAGGTGGCCGCTTCGGCCGCCTGTTTCTCCACCGCCGATATTCGAAGCTCGTGATTGTCGATCTGCCGGAGGGAGACTTCGGCTGCCGTCAGGCGCTTATCGAGACGATCGATGGAATTCGCCTGCGAGTCCTGATTGGCGTTCACCCTCTCCCAGGTCGCGCCCCACGCTATGAGGCCGCCGGCGAAGCCGAACAGGATCACGAATGTGTTGAGGTTGAATTCAAACCTCCATTTCGGAGTTGCGACCATCTTTTCGGTTTCCTGTGTTTCAGCCAATGCCCTGCCCCTCGTATGCAATGCTGGAAGGTTACTGCTGCGCCGCGTCGTGGCGTGCGCATTCCGCTTTCGTCCAAACCGCCGCCGCGCAGATGCCGACGACGGTCCGGTCTATCTTCCGCTGATCTGCCGGTGTCGCGCCGCGCGCGCCGATCAGATCAGTGCCCACCACCCGGCGCAGTCCGTCGGCACTTGCCGGCGCCGAAGTCCCACATCCCTGGAGGGCAAAGGTCAAAGCGAGAGCGGACATCGTCCGCAGTGCGGCCAGCTTCATTGTTTTGCCTTTCGATGGATTGACGAACGTCGTCGCCGCCTTGTCGGTAGATCCAGGCGACGACGGCGGCAACGATGGCGAGAGCGGCGGCGGCCGCGATGAGGCGAGGAGTGGTGAACATCACGCCATCCCCTCTACCTGCTTGGCGACCGCCTTCCGATCGGCGTTCTTGCGCCAGTAGAGAAAGCCGGCAATGCCTCCGAATGCGACGAGGATCAGGAGGAGGTTTTGCCACGGTATGCCGCCGATCGCGGTGAGCAGCGAAGCGCCGCCGCCGATGACAGACGGGGTGATGACCTCTTTCGACTTCCACCACGGCGCATCGAGGCTCGGCGGCGTGACAGGAACCGGTACCGGCTTCTCCTCGGTTACCGGCGCAGCTTTGACCTCCGGCCGCGCCGCTTCGCCCGGGGTGAGCGCCACAAGTGCCGTATGCATAGCAGCGCGCGTTTTCGGGCCGACGTCGCCGTCGACTTGAAGCCGCTGGTCAGCCTGAAACTGAAGGACATTGTCGGCGCGGTAGCCGAGCAGCACGAGCGAGATCCGGGCCAGTCGGTCGAAGCGATCGGCCAAGCCGTTCTTGCCGCCATTGATCTTCTTGGTGATGGTCTCGGCGTCGCCCTCGTCGGCCCAGCGGTTCAGATCGCGTGTGTCCCAATAGAACAGAGGCACCAGGCCCTCCCACGGATCGGCATTGACCGCGTCCGGATCCTTGACGAAGTCCGGGCAGTCGAGACCAGCGGCGCGGCACCAGTTGCGGAACTGCCAATAGTTGTCCTTGCCGGTAAGCTGCATGCCGGTACGGCCACGGTAGAGATAGCCGTCGCCATCCTTCTCCGGCGTGTTGCCGAGATCGGTGCGAGCGTCGTATCGCTGCTGCGCCGGCGTCGGGCCCCAGATCTCTCGATCGTAGCGGAAGTCGCCGCTCTCATGCATGAGCTGGGCGAAATACTGGGCGAGACGGTGCGGCCGATCCATGCCGAACCGGTGGCCGTACCTGTCCAGCGCCACAAGTACGGACGCGAGGTTGCTCTCGTTCACCTTGCCCTTTGCGGCAGCGCGAACGTGCTGAGCGGTGATGGCGCTCATTCGTTTCTCCTGATTGTCGTTGGGGAATGCTCGGCGGGCTAAGCCGCACTGGGTAATGGCCGCCGGCGGTGGTCCGGCTTAAACTGACATTGGTCGCTCTTGCCCCTCGCAGGCGGCCGGGAGGCTCGTCACCGGCCGCAGCCCTTGACGGGCCTCGCCATTGATCCACATCAATGGAAATGGGACTTGAACATGGACGATAGCGAAGCGAAAAGCGCCGGCCCAATCGAGCCGGCTTCTGACCTCTCAGAAATCGCGGCACAGTGCGCCGCTTCAAATCTTTTGGACGTTGCGGCGCAGCTTGCCGGCCTCGCCGAGGATCTCAAAGCCCTAGCGGCACGGCCGATCGAGCCCATACCTATTTGGGCCGGTTGCAGCCAAGCTAGCGGCGGAGTCCCCTTAGCTGTTCAGCCACCAGGCGAGCAAGAATTGCATGATCGGGTAAGCCAGCACAGCTAAGGCAAAGGCAAACGGGATCCAAAACCCCAGAAGTAGGCGATCCCATGTTATCGCATGCTTTATGCGTGTCGCGTCCTCGATGTACTGTCGGCACTTGTTGTCAAACGCTTCTGCAAGTTTGATTAATTCCGGGCTACGCTGGGAGATCCTGTACTCAAAACCGGATACCACGCGCTTCGCTTCCTCAATGGCTTCCGCGCTGATCTGTGCAAACGACTTAAGGCCATCACCGAAGGCATTTGCCCGGCCATCAAGTAGCGCGAGCACTCGACTTACCGTCCTCTCAAGATTGTCTATATATTCATCTCTCGTAACGTTCTTACTGGACGCTATTACATCTTCAATATGCTTGAGGTTAGAGACACTTTTGCACATCTCGGAAATGTAAGTTTTAATCGCAGCGTCTCTTGAATCATTGAAGTTTTTCGAGGCGATTGTTAGCGAGTGTATGCAATTTGTAATGGCGGTGGCGTCCAGTGGATCAAGAGACTGCACTCTATCCAACTGCGTTCGAACATTCTTCACAAAGTCGTCTAGGTGCCGAGCGGGCAATCCTACCTCTGCCCACTCTACTCGAAACCTCGAATACCAAGCGACCATGAAATAGAAGGCAAATACGTACAGGAACGCGATCAGCGGCGATTTATTATGCAGAGGCGGCTTCACTTCAAGGCCCAGGAACGGGACTTTATCCAAGGACACATTCAACTGCGTCATCGCCAGCAGAACGAGTGACAAAACAATGACTTCGGCCCTGAGCCGCTGGAATCCCGCTGACCAATGCTTTGGAGCTTCATTGTCATTTGACATCCGCCACCTTCTCCCAGCGCGAAATGGAAAGGCCCCTTCTCTCTAGTCGAAAGAAGAGGCCCGCGTCTGAGCGTTCGAATTCACAGACGACGCAATCGTTAGTTGATTGCATCAGCAGAGCAAGATCCAGCGTCCGCACCGCGTCAACTTTCCCTGCGTCATTTTGTCTCGATAAACCGCCCCGTTGGTGCGCAAGCATTGGACTGCAATCACTGAGCGAGCAGTGAAAAGGAGCGCCCTATTAGAGCATCCACCTTCCATCATTGAATTTCGCTTTTGCGTAGTGTTATGTGCCGCCACAAGGGGGAGTCGAAATGTCTCAAGAAATTCCGGAAATGGGCGGTCGTCGGATCGGCGGCTTTCTGCGCGATTGGGCGAAGCACGCGCCAGTCAAGACGCAAATCGTCGAGTTGGGAACCTGGCTCGGTGCCGGCACCTCTCAAATGGCGACTGGACTGCAGTCGAGAGCCGACGATCACAACATCAGAATCCATACATTTGACAGCTTTACGATGTCCGCCAGCAGCGCTGAGAAGGCTCGAAAGCAGGGAGTCGAGTTCAAGGAGGGCGACGATACATTGCCTTGGGTTCGAGAGGCGTTGAAGCCCTATGGGCCGCTGGTCGAGTTCCACAAGGGGATGCTCGATGAGCAGACGATGTGGACCGGAGAACCTATCTCGCTCTATGTCGACGATGCGACTAAGTACCCCTACACGTTCTATCTTTGCCTGAAGAAATTCGGACCATCGTGGATTCCCGGCAAGACGATCGTTGTGCTCATGGACGCGCTCATCTACCTGAAGAAAAGGGACCTCCCGGCGAAAAACATTGCGGACCTTCGCATCCAGCATGACTTCATAACCGAGCGTCCTGACAGCTTCACCGAGGTCGAAGGATTTAAGGATACTTCAGTCGCCGCGTACAGGTATGAAGGCGGTGTGGATTTCGGCGCCCTCAAAATGCCTCTTTCCCCGAACCAACGTCGTGAATTGAAAACCTCCCGCATTTGGGCGTAAGGTCAAGGAATGACCCCTGAAAAGGAAATGAAGGATGAGCTGCTCGTCCGCCTCTGTTGCGGCGACCGCTGCATGTCGGGCGTTGGCGTTGATGATCGTGAAGGCGGATGTGAATGCTGGACATACAGCGAGGAAGCGGACGCTATCCTAGCCGACGCCGAGAATGAAGCCTCCGCGAAACTCATCGACATTTCGAAACGGCTGGCACCAGGCAGGCAATGGCTATACCGGACTTGATTGCAGACCTTGCGGCGCTGAAAGCCCCAGATCGAAAGCTGGATGTGTCGATCGCCCTGGCCACAGGTTACCGCCGCAAGGTCGACGAGTCGAGCGGCGAGCGGAAGGTGACCTGGTATCACGAGACCGATCAGAAGACGGTTGTCCCGAAAATCCCGAAGTTCACCCAGTTCATCGGCGCCGCTTACGACCTCATGAACATGGCTTGTCCCGGCCGAGATGGCGGCGTGGTGTGGACCTCGGGAGGCGGTAAGGCGACTCTGGACGGGGCTGGCACCTGCGTTGGCGCCAACCCGGCGATTGCCCTGTGTATTGCCGTCCTCACGATCATTGACCGGAACGGTTAGAGCCCGAGCGACGGGAACCGCTCCGCCACCATCGCCTCCAGTGACGCCTGCCAAGCATTGTTGTCCGGTGCGTGCGTCGTCGCCACCCCGCACATGGCGATAGGCAGGTTGCGAGCCGGGTTGATACTCATGCCATCCGTGAGGTCATACTCGCCGAACCACGCCATCCGAGCGCTCGGGAACCCATGGGAATAGGCGTATTTACCGTCTGCCGGAGTGCCGCCGGTCAGAAGCACACCATTGGCCCAGATGCTCATCTCTCCCGGCGACCCATGCTTGTAGTTGAACTGCACCAGGTGGAAAGTAGCGTCTTCCAGCGTTTGCGAGATGCGTGTCTGGTAGACCAGACCGTCGGATTCGGTTCGGACCAGCACGAGGTCGGTAGGGCGCAGGTGAACGGTAACGCCACCGCCATTGTTGCCCGCGAGCGAAAACAAGGGGGCGGCACTGTTTGTGCCTGCCTTAGCGACAGCCCAAACGCACAGGTCGCCCGTAGCCACAACGGCATTCCCTGACGGGGTAACCAGCGCATCCGCCGTCGCTCCGCTGCTGCGACCTTGGACAACGGGTTGACCGTCCGGACCGCCTGTTGGGGAGTAGACGGGCAACAACGAGCCGTAGGGCACGAGATCGAAGCCATTCTTTCGGTCGGTCCATATACCCTTGTCGTTTACGTGCTGCCCATAGTTCGGGTTGGGGTCCCACCAAGCCCTGGTTTCCTCACGGTTAAAGAAAGCAAGCTCTGCTGCCGTCGGTGCCGCGGAAACTGCGCCCGCGATGCGAGACTTTGCGGTGGACACATAACTTTTCGTTCCCATGGTTGCCTTCCTCAGCAGGAGATCGTTTCGAGAAATGCCGCTATCCGCTTGGCAAGCAGCTCATTGCCGGGCTCGGTCCGCGCATGCAGACCATCATCGAGGTAGACGGCATAGGTTTGGAGATTGATGCCGCAATTCCGGTAGAGATCGAGCGCCGGGATCTGGGCCAAGGCCGCCTGGTCCCGCTCTGCATCCACGTACTCGACGAGATAATCGCCAAGGTTGTTCGGAAAGTTGGTAGCATCCTTGTTGTCGCCGGCCGCCTGTCGCTGTCGCCACATCGGCGTAACCATCACAAGCTCGAGGTGCGGATAGGCGGTCAGAAGCCGCTCAATCGAAAGCTTGATCGCACCACGGAACGTTGCCCCGGTCGCATCCGAAGCCGTGCCGATCGGGACGTCACCACCGAAATCGTTAGTGCCATAGCCAATCGTCACGGTCGAAACGGCGTTCCAGTCGATCGCGGTCAACCGGTCGAGTGCCGCTTGGTGATCTGTCAGAGTGGCCGCCGCTGTCGTCTGCGCGCTGAAATCATTAGCGAGAATTGCCGCGGCGAGTTGATACATAGAAAACTTGTCATGATTAGCGTCCGGATGCTGGCCCATCCGCTCGCCGCCGAACCCGACATTTACCGCACTCTTGAACCCGAGGCGGCTGGCGATCCTGTCTGGATAATCGGAAAAGGCCGTGATCGAGTCCCCGAAGCAGACAAGCACTCCACCGCTGCGGCGATAGCCAACGACCCGCCCGTCGTCCAGTATTCCAGCTAGTGGGACACCGGCGGCGTCCGGGAACGAGTGCGCGCGTTGGGCGACAAATGGCAAATCTATTGCCACGGTCTCGACGCTGGTCTTGACGTTCTCTGTGGTCGCGATCTTCGTCGATCGGTCGGTGGCCGATGGCGTCGGCGCTACCGGCGTACCGGTAAAGACGGGCGAGTTCTTTGGGGCAAGCACACTCGGATCAATGACATCGCCCACGCGTCGCCAGCCGCCCGGTGACACGCTCCAAGCATATTCGCCGCTGTTGGATACAGCCCCCCCGACAACGGGATCTGTGTGGGTGCCGCTGTCCGACGTTGGAACGCGCCCTGGCTGGCCCGCCCGAGTGCCTACAATCGCGGCGAGCGCAGTCCAGGTTGTTCCGATCACATAGCCTTCGGCGGCACCCTGAGCGAGCGCCTTCGCCTCATCGACTTGGTCCTGGATCGTCCCGCCGACAATCTCGCGAACTTGGTATTTGTCGGGTTCGTCGGGATTGCCGGTCGGGCCGTCCGCGTACACGGTGTTAAAGGCGTCCCGGATTTCATTTGCCATTTAATATCCCCATGCTGAGGTGCGCCGACTGCTGGCGCGAAGGGTTGTTACTGATCAGATAATGGTGACGTTCAACGGCCCCGAAGGCGGACCCTCGACGCCCGAGACGTTGAGCGGCAAAGCGTAGTAATCCCAGACGCCTTGGGGGGCACAGGAGACCGTCTCCGCAAACATGATGACGTCGTCGTATGAACCGGCGAAGGAGGCATCGCCCAGCACGACGAAGGTGTTATTCCCGGTAGCGGCGGTCATCTTTTCGAGATAACTGCCGTTTGCTGTCCTGCCCGCCCCATTGACTGTCGTCGTGCCTGTAAAGCGGAGCCGTGCAGTTCCTGCCGAGTAGCCCGACACCGTTGAAGCGAGACGATAGACAGTGCCCGCGACGAAGCTCGGCGCCTGTGTGAGGCCGGATTGCGTACCCGCCGTCTTGTTGGCTTTGCCGCCACTGATTGTCCAGCCAGTCCCCTTCGCCCAATCGGTGTCGGTATCAAACCCGCTGTTGGTGAGCAGGTTCGTCCTCGTGGTGTCACCGTCGGTGAACGAGTAGCCTGCCGAAGGTGCAACGGCGCGCGTGCCGACAAGGGTCGCGGTGTCTGGATCAAAGGCCGAGCCAGCAGCCACCCTGTAGATTTGCACCGTCCTGACGTGCGTATCGTTCCCGGTCGAGAACGCGAAGGCAGCGTTACCGAGTCGCGGCGCTGAGCCGGTCAGGGTGAACGAGGTGAGCGCGGCCGGCGGCGTCGGATCTGACGTGGAAGTGACGGTTTCCGTCACGGACCAGTTCGAATACCGCCTGTTGGACGCAATAAACGCAGCCTGCACGTCGAGAACTTCGTCTGTAGGAACATTCCCCGTCGAAAGGTCTATGTACCCACCAGACGGCTCGGCGTTCGGATTCTGCTGCTCCACCCACGCACCTGGTGTGCCGAGGCCGTCCGCGTCGGCTACCCTGTAACGAACGACCGGCGTCAAGCTGCCGTCATCCGGGTCGATAATCACGACACGGATATAGACGCTCCCGCCGTTTGCCTTGGCCTGGATCAGATTGATCACCGGCGTCGGGATCTCGGAAGCATTCACCGCCGGCGGTACCGGCGGCTGCTGCCCCTCTTCCGTCGCCGGGTTCCAGTCATCGATCCCCTCGGGATGCTCGATAAAATCCATCGTGAAGCCACCCTTTGTGAGGGCCACGATGGAGCGTCGGTTCTCCACGAGTTTCCCGTCCAGCTTAGGCAGCCGCTTGGGCGTCTCGAGCCGGACCCACCGCGCATAGACCGCATTGATGCCGGAAAGCCGGACATCGAGGCTGCCCTTGACCTTCTGACGCATCCGCTCCCAGTCGCGCTTTCCAAGGCGCCGTGCTTGCCGCCACTGGTGGCACCATTCGTAACTGCCCTCCATCGTAAGGACGCGACCGGCTGCGATCTGAGCGTCCGTGTCCTCGAAGAAGTCCGTGTCGCAGCTCGTGTAGTTGGTCGCCGGATAGGTGAACTTCGGCACGAGCCGATTGCACTCGTCCTCGAAAAGCACACCGTACTGAACGTTGTGGCCGACAATGTCGGCGTCTGTCAGCGTGGCTGTCCTGCTTTCTCGGAACTTGCCGACGGTCAGGATGCGGGCGCCGTCGCCGCGGGCAACCAAATGACCGTCGCACGTGGCGAGGATCGCGTTCAGGCCCGACTTCGGCCCGTTCTCTGTCGTATCCCAACCGTTGCACTGATACCGCTTTTCCGTGCCGCCGCCGGCGAGAGGGACATCCTCGTCGCAGATGTCGGCTTCCTCTTTCCAGAGATCGATGACCGGCAGGAGCGTCTTCTGATAATCGAGGCCGAATCCGAACTCGTTGAAGCAGAGATGCCAAGCCAAGATGATGGCCGAGTTGCGCGTCCACGTCCAAGTGCTCGGGTCGGTCGGGCTCTGCGCCGGGTCGCGGAAATCCCAGCAATAGGCGCCATCGATCTCAACAGAAGGCGACGGCGCCCCATACGGAAACGCCGTCTGCTGATCCTGCGCGTCTGCATTATGCGCCAGCATCGCGAGCGAGGCCTGTCCGTCTCCTCGATGATCGTTGGTCCAGATGCCGTCGGCGCCTAGTGCCGAGACGAGCTCGGCGTATGGCGTTTCCGGGTTCGCGCCGAGGCGGGTGTACAGCCTGACGTTCGCGGAACCCGCGCCGTACCTGCCACCCGTCGTTAAAGGCGTGACGACATTGTCGACGACCGTCACCTCATCATCGTTCAGGTAGAACCGGTTGAACGACTTGATCCGATGGCCGGCGATGGCCTGCACCGAATAGAGGTTGGAGCCCTTCGCCTCCCACATCATGCGGGCGCCGGCGACGCGGGTGCGGCCGACGGCATAGACGCGGAACGGAATTGCCTGGTTAAGCGGAGCTCTACCGTCTTCGGGCTTCGGTGGCTTCGGTGCTTGCGCCAGCAGCGCCTGCAGCCCGATCGAGATGGCAGTCGTTGCAATCGCCGACGCGATCGACGCGTAAGAGATGGACGCGACGCCAATGTTGAACGCACCAGTGCCGAGGACAGCGGTGAAGATCGGAGTGAAGATCGGATCGAACAGAACTTCGCTGTAGAGCGACGTCGTGCAGCCCAGCCCATAGCGCTGCAGCATCATGCGGTGATGGAAACTCATTCGTCTCGATCTCCATCCGGCGCGCGCCAGGCTGCAACGTGATCAAGTTTCTTGGCGATGACACCGGACGGCGCCAGCAGTGCCCAGAGCGGACCGAAGCGGACGGCGCAGACTTCCTTGACGCCGGCCATTCCAGCAGGAGCGAGCACAACGCCGACGTCACCGTCGCGAAGCTCGTCGGTGCGTACAAAGCCCATCGGCTCCAGTGCGGCCGCAGCGAAGGCGACGAGGCCGCCGGCCTTCGCCAGGATGTCGTGAGCGCCCTCTGCCGTGCCGTACGTGCCGCGGTAACCTTCCGCAGGATCGACGCCGACGCTCTCGCGCAGCCAAGTCCCGCAGAAGGTCGTGCAATCATCGCCAGCAACCCCGCCCCACCGGAACTGGTGTGGCAGGGCAAGAAATTCTTGCAAGGTCATGGCTATCCTTGGAAATTCGGCCAGACTGGCTGAACGCCTCTGGCAAGCCGGCTGACGCCGTCGCAGAACTTGTCGGTAAGCGATATCGCCTTCTGATGAGGAGATGACCACACCGAGCGCGCACCACGGGAACGGGTCGCCTCGCCGGTCACAACGGCAAGGGAAAGCGTGATGCTCGGGCTATCCCCCTCCTCCACCGGCGGGCTTACCTCTCCGGTATGTGACGCGGTACCGGTCCAGATCGGAATGATGCTGCTCATCGGCTGGAAATACCGATCGAGCGTCGTCAGCCCCATCTGAACGTCGGCGCCGCGCACCGGCGGCAGGCTGTCGAGCATCTTCGCCGAAGTAGTCGGGTCGAGTCCGGAAAGGGTGAACTCGACACTGTCTGCGGTACCGTTGACCAATATCTCGAGCGTCGGCACGCCGATGAGACGGCCTCCACCAAGATAGACCGTCCCGGTCGGATCGATGCTGTCGAAGTTGGCCGGGATATCGTTGATCCCGAACCAGAGATGCAAAGCAGGATCCGTGTCGACCCTGAGGAAGATGCCGAGCTGATGGCTGCCTCGCATCTCCTCGATGATGTGTGCGGGGACGAACTCCATCAGAACGCCTCAGTAAACTGAAGCGTCGGTCTCGACTGATACCAGCCCTCGTAATCCCACGGCACGGTGACACCCCGCGGAAACTTCATGACACACATCGGCCGCGCCAGCTCGACGCGAGTTCCGATCGTAACCGCCTCGCGCAGCGGCGGCGCGATGGCGAGTGTGTAGAGCGGGTTCGTCTCGCTCGTCTTACTGATGACCTCCCAATACCGATAGGCACGCCACCCCTTGGTCGGGTGATAGATCGAGAACCAATCCGACCAGCGCAGCGGCCGTGCGGCGCCGTAGACGCGCATTTTCAGGATGCCGGCCCCAAGGCTCGCCGCCTCGGTGACTTCGCCGTACACTGTCGCCTGGCTGTAGCCGGAACCGTCCGAAAAGAACGAGCCGTCGGAGTGCGGAATACCCTTGATAATCGGGCGCTTCTTGCCGCCTATGATTGGGAACGGTCCGATCCCATCATTGATGATTGGCACGTTGAAGAAGCGATAGCCGCCGTTCCCACGTGCCCCGAGCCAGTTGATGACCTCGTGCCGCTCGGTGTCATCCGCCTGCAGCACGCACCGCTCATACGTAGCGGTCACTATGCCGCCGCCGCTGGTCTCGATGCTGATCGACTCCCCGATGCCATTAACGCCGCCGTCGATCGCTGACCCGGGATTGTCGAAACTTGCCCGGGTCGGCCTGAGATACATGATCGGGACGGTAGGCTGGTTGATGTAGACTGCCATCCATCAGCCTTTCTGCGCTACAAATCGCTTCTGCGTTTCCCCGAACCCAACACGCCGCTGCTGCTCGTTATACTGAGACAGCGCCTGCCCAACGCCTTGCCGCACAAGGGCCCGGACGTGCTCATCACCGTTGGCACCGATGACGTTGACGTTGAGGTTAGCCGGAGCGTTGGAACGCTGGTTGTTGTTGTCGTTCAAGGATTGCATGAGCTTGTGATTGCTCATGACGCCCGATCCCTGCGGCAGGTTGACAAGTTCCGGACCGCGCTCGCCGACGACCGACAAGCCGCCTGGTGCATAGTTCGTGCCGTTGGCGAAAAGGCCGATGCCGCCGCTCCTCGCCAGCTGGCCGGACCCGGAGAAGATCGTTCCGGCCAGGAACGAAAGCCATCCGGAGCCCCCACCTGCCCCGCCTGTGGCGAGCGACGAGCCTACCTGGCTGAGCCCGTTGCCGAACTGGCCGAGACCCTGTGTCGCTTGCTGAGCGGTCCCGCCGAACTTCGCCAACGCCGCTTCTGCACCGTCGAGCCGGCCGGCGAAGTTATGAGCGCCTTCAGGGTTGCCCCACGAGAAGCCGGACGGGCGCTCGAAGCCGGCGAAGGCCGCGGTCGCGCCCCGAACATCCTTCGCGCTCGTCAATGCCTGCCAGGCGCGGCTTTCCGGCCCCATGAGTTCGCTATACGCAAATTCATGCTGCGCCAGGGCGTTGCTCAGGTTTCCCTTCCCGCCGATCGCATTGAACAGGTTGTTCCTGCGGTCGTTGTGCTGGTAGAGCCCGAAGGCGTTCCCGCCGTCGCCGACTGCGAGGGGGTTGAAGGCGCTTTCGGCCTTGATGTTGCCGAGGACGCCGGCGACCTGATGGTCGGCGAGCCCCTTAGACTTCCAGAAGTTCCATGCCAGTTCCGCACCCGAACCCGAAACCGGACCGAGCGACGAACGCGCCACTGCACCAACCGGCGCGGCAAAGGATGCGTTGTCGTTCGCGGCTCCGCCAAGCAAGTTGCTTACGACTCCGCCGGCCCCGGAAGACTTCCCGCTTCCGCCGGTCAGCCAATTGCCGGCAGCGGTAGCCAGCTGATCAAAGATGGCACCCCAAGCCTTTTCGCTGGCCTTCTGCGCAGCACTCAAAGCCGACTTGACGATGGCATCGCCAATCTTGCCGCCGTTCGCCCATGCCTCCTGGTGAATGCCGTCGAAGAAGCCCTTGAATGCGTCCTTCGCTTCATCTCGGCGCAGGCCCTGGCGAATTGCGTTCGCCTCTGGGGAATTCAGGTCTTCGTTGAAGCCGTAGCGCGTGAGCGTGGTTGCTACCTGGCGATCGATGGCGCTGCGCTCAGCCTGGCGCTCCTGAAACGAGATGTCGAGCCAGAAGTCAGCCTTCGCCTCGGCAGCCTGCCTGTAGGCCTTGGTGACGTCGTCGACCTTCTCCTTCTGCGTTTCGAGCTCGAAGAAGTTCGGCTTCTGTCCCGGTACCGGGACGGCCGTCAGCCGGCCATCAGAGTTTAAGATGGTCGTGGCGTCCGGATCACCGCTCAACTCGATGTTCGGTCGGCTCGTCGGAACACCCGGGGTGCGCGGCATAAAGTCCGCGGTGCGCATCGTCCTGCCGTTTTCGGTGAAGAACGATCCGGAGATGATGTCCTGGACGTTATCGGCGCCCGCGATGCCGGCGATCCAAGCAGCGCGCGCTTCGCGTGAAGCCTCGATGCTGTCTCGGATCGACTTGGTAATGAGGTCGAAGGCGTCCCGGAAACCGAGAACAGACTTGATGCCATAGCGGTCCACCGCTTCAGAAAGGAAGCGCTGAGCGTTGTTGATGTCCGCTATCGATGCGGTACCCTCATCGAGGCGCTCGCGCAGGTCACCGAAGGCCTGCGAGAAATCCCGGATGAACGCTGGATCAGCGTCGATGCTACGGAGGCCGCGAACCGCCTCGGAGAACTGCCGGTTGACACCCTGCAACTCCTCGCCGAGGCCCTCTAGCTCCCGGCCGGCCAGGATCTCTCCTGCTTCCCGACCCTGAGTGATTTTATCGGCACGGTCCAGCTCGTCGACGTAGGCCTTCAGCTGCGGCGCAGCATCGCCCCAGAGAGCGGCAGCGCGCCGGATCAGGTCGTTCTGCTCTTCGAAGAGCTTGCTCGTCTTGTCGGTCCCGCTTTTGGCCGTCATGAAATACTGGACGAGCGCGGCGGTACCGGCGGTCAAACCGATGGTGACCAGCGAAACAGGGCTGATCAGCGACGCGAAGGCCGTGGCCAGACCGGAGACCGGACGCTCCATCGACCCGAGTACGGACGCAAGCTGCGTGCCCTGCTGCAGGCCGATCATGAGCGGGTTCATGCCCATGGCGGCCGTGACGGCGATATCCTGAAACTGGAACGCAGCATTGGCAGAGTTGAAGCCCTGCCCGCCCGGTCGGTTCGTGTTCGCAGCCTTCACCGCAGCGCCGGCGGCCGTCGCCGATGTCTTCAGCCGCTCATAAGCCTGCCGCTCACGATCGAGAGCCTGCGTCATCTCCTGCGCCGTGATGGCGCCGAGCTTGTGGGCCCGCTGGATCTCGCCGATCGACGCCTCGTAATCGCGCGTGGCTTTCGCCAACGGCTGATACTTCAGCGTGAGCCGCTCGACTTCCATCCGGAAGGCGCGGACATGCTCATCCTGCGCACCGAACGAGCGACCGAGATCATCTATGGGTGGCTTGAGCCTGCCAGCGCCCTGTCCTGCCTTCCCCAGAGCATCGCCCAGCTGCTCGAATTCGTTCTCGAGCTTGCTCACGCCCTGCTGAGTGCGAGTGGCGGCCGCAGTTAGCCTGTCGAGATCAGCTGCGCCTGTAACGGCCGGCGAGCTATCGATCTTGAAACCAAGGGTCGCTTCGGACATCGGCTATCACTTCTTGCTTGGGAACAGCGCATCGAACAGACGCGCGGAGAGCGGACGCTCTGAGACTTTCGGCTTCTCTGGCTCGGGCTCATCCTTCGGCGCCATGATCTCGCGGCGCTTCAGGTCCATTGCCAGGATGGCATCGAGCTGCCACTGCTTGAGGACGAGGCCGCGAAGCCTCGCCCATTCTCCAATCGCGTGAAACCCGAGCGCATTGGGCCCGTAGCCGTTCCCGGTGCGTTGGCTGTCCAACTCGCGGAACCACCACCAGACCTGCTGGCCGGCGGCGGGGATAGCGAGCTTCTTACCTTCGTGCTGATCGACGATAAGCTTGCAGAGCCGGTCGATCAGCCTTTGGTAAAAGAGCCGCGGCGAACCGCGCGAACCTCTACCTGCTCACGGATGATCCGGAACTTGGTGTAGAGGTTTCGGACATTCTCCTCCGAGAAGGGCACAACACTGCCGCCGATCTTTGGATTCGGTGACCAGCTGACGGTCGCCTTCGCCAGAATGGCGACCAAGCGAGCATCGCTGTCGTAGGCGGGCGCTTCGCCGAGGCTTTCGCGCTCGGCTGCCGCCTTGGCAAACTCGGCGGCAACGTCGCGCATTGCCTTTTGCATCCGGTCGCTATCCGGACCGACTACGCGGATTTTCAGGCCGATCGGCTTGTCCTGCTCATTGAGGATATCGATCTCGATGCCCTCCTCCTGAGACTGGACGAGGGCTTCAAGACCGGAGAGGTCGACAAACTCTTCAGCCATTACGCACCACCTGCAGGAGCGACCGTCAGAACGGCGCTGTTGATTTCGACATTGCCCTGTAGCAGGCGAGCCGTGTTGGCGCCGCCGCCGTTCTCCTGGGCGGTCATGACGATGCCGTAGAAGTACTTCGTCGTTCCCGTCGGCGCGGTCGTGGCGGTATGGGTGCCCGACTGCGTGCCGCTGGTGGCGATCGCTGCGCCGCCCGGAGTTGCCGCGACTTGAAAGTCGTTCGCGGATGGGCTGACGACGTAATAGGTGGTGCCAGCCGTGAGGCCGGTCGGCAGCGCGCCAGTCGTCGAAAACTTGACCGGAGTGCCGGCGGCAAGGCCATGAGCGTTCCAGGAGATCACGCCAGGGGTCGCGACGGTGATCGTGACCGTCGACGTTTTCGCCGGCGGCGCGTCGTTGAACAACAGCTTGAACGGATAGTTGTAGGGCGTTGCCTCGGCTTCGATAAGCGCGATCTGCCCGACGTCATCCGGAAGGATGATGAAGTTGTTCTGCATCGAGCCGGCGTTGCGCGTTCCCTTCGCCTTCAGGTCACGGCCGGACGAAATGACGGATTCGGTGATGAGCGCCGCGGCGTCACCGATCGCGCCCATCGTCTGCCAGCCTTTGATTTCGGTGAAGCTGACCGACGAGAAGAGCGCCTCGTTGATGTCCGCGTCATCCGGAACGTTATTCACCGCCGGCCCGATATAGATCTTCGCGCCCGCGACTGGGTACAGCTGAGCCATGGCTCAATCCTTTCTGTCTGATTGCGCTTGCCGAAGGCGCGGAGCGGCAGGGCCAATCAGGCCGGAACTGCTGGCATGCACTGCCAACGGATGGTGACCGGTTGCGCGATGTGCGTGTCGCCGGTGATGTGAGGCCCGAGCTCCGGATCCTCGTTGATGTCTGTTCGGGTGCCCTCGAAGGTGAGCTGCGTTCCGCGGCGGAAGAAAGCTCGTACCTTGCCGGCGAAGTCGATCGCCTGAAACATGCCTTGCCCCTTCGGCCACATCACGTTCGCCCGCAGGAAGCCCTGCCGTATTGGGTCCATCTCCATCGAGATGTCCGTCTCGATCGAGCGATTGAAGTGCACCTCGATGCTGAGGAATGGCTTGGAAGCCGTCGGCGTGAAGGCGACGCCCGGGAATGCGATGTTGGCGGCGACAGTCCAGCCGACGGGCAGAGGCATGATCCGGACGCGCTCAATCAGCGCGCGGAAGATTTTCTCTTCTACGGTTTCGGCCATCGTGCTACCCCTTGGCCTATGGCCGAAAACAAAGCGCTCTCAGATACCGAGGTGCATGACCTCCTGCACGAGGCGCAATCGCTGCTGCTGAACAAGACAGTGCGAACTGAGAACGGCCGGCAGGTTCTTTCCGCCGCGATCCGCGATCTCGATGTCCTTCAGAAGGCTCTGATCATCATGTCCGAGGGGACGGACCCGCTTCAAAGCGACCGCGAACCTTCGCCTCAGCTTCCTTGACCGTCTGCGGCCAGGTCTGGGCCTCTGCATCGACAAAGCCGAACCCCTGTTGATTGTAGACGCGCCCGAGGCTGTCCTGCCCGACGAAGCCGTAATTCATGCGAGGACCATAGGCCGCCTGAAATCCGAGATAGAGCGTCTCGCCAACGTCGAGGTTGGAGATGATGAGTTCGATCTCTCCGCTCTGATCCGGATATTCCCTCTCGCCCTCATCAACGCGCGGCATTGTGGAAGTCGACGCCATCAGCGAGTTCTTGAGGTTGCCGGTATCGACCGGTATCCGTCCACCCTCCGCAACCGAGGTCCGAACATTGTTCGCGACCATCTGCGCCGCCGTGCGCAGGACGGCCGCCTCGCGCTCCTTCTCCGCCTGCACCCATTCGGAGACCTGCGCGGCGAAGCTCAGATTGTTTTCAGCCATCAGCGGCCTCGCGATCTCGCGTATTCCTCGGCGAAGTCGAAGTTATATTCGACGTGGCAGCGGCAACCGATGATCTCTGCTGCACCAGCTCCGAGACTGGTATCGCCCGGGAAGCGCATCATAGCGCCCGAGGGCGACTGAAATGGCAGGTCCATGCCGGTTACCTCTTCAGCATTCAGGACCTGGTGCGTGTGGCGAACACGGCCGTCGCCGACCGCACGCCACCGACGGGTGACCATGCTGGCGTCGCGGCCCGCGCGATCAAGCCCCTGCTGATAGGCTTCATGCCTCGCAGCGTGAACAGACGACTGCGTTTCCGTCCGGGCGATAGTCTGGGCCCGGAGCTGGACATAGCGGTCCGCCAGTCGGCCGGTGATCTTCTGCACTGCGTCGGCCGGAAGCGGCTTGCCCTCGCGTATAGCCTTGGCAATCTGCCGATCGAAGCGCTTATCCCGCCGCGTGAGCGTCAAGTAGTGCTTCATGCCCTCTACGTCGCCCGAGAGGAGCGCCGTGCGCGCGTTCTCGACCGTGTGTGCAAGCAGCGACGTCATGCCGAGCAATCCGCCCTCACGGCGGCCGGTGACCCGGTTCACCCGGCCGGCGATGTCGAGAGCGATCGTGTTCGGCCCCTGCCCCTTGGCATAGCCTGCTTCGATGCGCTCCCGGGCCATCTGCTTCGTGTCTTCGGTGACGTGCGTGATCATCGTCGACGAGGTTTCGCGAATGATCTGCTCGGCACGCTGGTTCTGGACGTCCCACCTGAAGACGACACGCCCGCCGGCCGGGTCCGAAAGTCGCGGCATGTTCTTGACGACCAGGAGGCCACCAGAATTGAATGCAGTCCGGATCGCTTCGGAGAGCGGCCGGAAGGCTGCCGGATCGATGTGAAGCGCCGCAATGGCACCCTCGACGTCTCGGCGTTCCAGCCGCTCGACGACCTCTTTCAAGACGATCTCGGATTTGATGTCCTCGATCGCCTCTCGGAAGGCCTTCTCCATTGCAGGGGAAAGTTCCTCAATGAGCGCGTCGAGCTGCTGGCGCAGAGATGCCAAGGCTTAGGCCTTCCGAGCGAAATAGCGCGACTGACCGGCAGCAAGCCCACGCAGTCTGGTTTCCTCAGCCTGACGCATTGCCAGCGCTACGGCGCTCTGCACCTCTGCTTTGATCACCTCGATCGTGATCGGGCTTGGGGCAATGGGCTCAAACGGCAGGATTTCGCCGTGGATGTAGTCGGTCGCCGGCTGCTCGCCAACCAGGAGCGCAACAGGCGCGGCTACAGCGCCGCCGAAGGCAAAGCGGAAGAAGGAGCGCCGGTTCATTCCTGCGCTCCCTTCTCGCCCTTTTTGGCGATCTTCTCTGCCGGCAATTCCTCGGCCAGGCCGATGCCAATCAGCGCCCGCGCCTCGATGTCCGGCAAGTCAGCCGTATCCCCGACGTCGCGGCCCTTGTAGTTCTTCACGAAGCGGATTTTCATGGCGGTTCCTTTCACCGATTAGGCCAGTTGGCCGTCGGATTTCTGCTGTTGAATGGCGTTTCCGCGTGCTCCAATATTAGCTTTCGATGATATTCTCTGCGACGCAATCGCGGGGGCGTTCCTATGGGCGCGGATAACTATGAGGAGGAGGTCTACGCCTGCTTGACCGTGGTCATAACGGACGTCCCGTCTGCCGTTGTGGTCGATCTCTTCGAAGCGACTCGACGTCACAACGGGACATTTGAAGTCCACCCACCAAGTACTGCTGAGACTGGAGCAGTGGACGTCCACTGCTCATTTACTTCTGACGCTGACATGCGTGCATTTAAGAGCTGCATTCTCATACTCAGCTCGCAATCCTCCCTTGGACGATGAAGACGACCGGCGTGATGCCGTCGTATTTATTCGGGTCGCCGTTGACGATGGCGTAGTCGGCGCCGTTTGCGGTGACGACGTCGCCGGGCGCCGGCTCGATCGGCAGTCCGACTGCCGAGATGTAAATCTGCATGTCGCCGGTCTGGATGACCGTCCCGTCGATGTAGCGAGCCTCGTAGGCCATCGGCACGAGCGTGGCCGGGTATGGCGTCGGGACAGGATCGCCACCATAGACCGGGTCCGGCGGCTCAAGACGCGTGACGACACCCGCCTGCCCGAACTCCTCGATGAGCTCGTGCGCGGTTGCCTGCATGTCGGCATAGTCGATGACATTCATAGGGAGGTTCCCAACGGAAACACGATCAGGCGACGCGCATATTCAAAGCTGTTTGCTTCGCGCAAAAGCCACTTGACGCTCACGCCGCAGGAGATAATCGGTTCGCCTTCACAATGAGGGGATCGAAAAATGAAGTTTGTATGGGTGCCAGTCTTGGCGGGCTGCTTACTCTGGGCCGGCCAAGCATCCGCGGCGGCATGGCTTTACGAAAAGGACGTGATCGTCACAGCAAGAGGACCGATTGCGGCGTGCGACACACCCACAAGCGTCGATGAGTTTTCCGCGCTCCTGAAGCTCAACGACTATGATGCCATACTCAATTATCCCCATTGCCAATTCATGCTCGACCCCCCAAAACGCGCGATCACAATCGAGGGCTACGATATTTACATTAAGCTCATGACGACGATTGATGGTCAGCCCAAGACCTTCTGGACGCGAAAGGGCATTTTTCGAACAGAAAAAGACTGGATCGCAGCCGATTGTCATGCTGATCGAGAATCCAAAGGCGCTCCCGTTGATGAATGCTTTGAATTGAACGACCGGGCGAACTGGCAACAAGACTGATCAGCCGACCGACAGTATACCGACGCAGACGAGGCTGTCGTCGCGCAGGAAGGGCGCCAGCATGCCGTCTACGACTGAAATGATGGGTGTGAGGTCGGCGCCGGTCTCGCTCTCGCTGGACGTGCTCTGATATTCGACCTCGAGCTGCCCTACCTTCTTCCGCTTCACGCGGGTAGCGCCGGAGCCGACAACCGAAAGGCTGCCGGGTTTCGTCGCCTCTTGGTAGGCAGCATAGAACGATGCGTGAATGACGGCGGTCGGGACGACGTCGGAGGGGATCAGCTTGCCGTTGACGACAGCGCCCTCGCGCGGCCACTGCCGCTCCTGAACCGGATCGACGACACTGCCGACGAAGCGGGAGCCGTACACCGCGTCGATGTACTGGCTCCCACGGTTGCGGAGCACGGCAGGCGACGGCGCGCCAGATGGCAGCGTGTAGCCGTTCTCTGTCAGCCACGTCTGAAACGTGCCGTCATCACCGTAGCCTGCCATGGATTAGGCCTCTGCCTTGTGCAGTTCGACGAAGGCGGCCTTGTCCTCATCGGACATGTCGGCGAACCCTTCCAGGTCGTCCTTGCGGAGCGACTTGGTGACCGGAACGCCGTCCTTGCTGACGAAGAACCAGCCAACGCCCTTCTGGTTGACGGCATAGCCTTCACCGGTCACCGCTTCCTTGTCCTCGCCACCGGACGAAATCACCTCATACCGGCCGGCCCATGCCTTCGGCTCTTTCTTCAGGGTCAGTTCGGTACCGACCGCGATCTCTTTGCCGGTGCTGGCATAGATGCCCGGCTGGGTGATCTTCACACGTACGCTCATCGGCGTATCTCCTTGGTTTCAGAAGGGAAAGCCCCGCCCGAAGGCGAGGCCCAGCCTTAGTCGATGTCGGTGGAGTAGAAGACGCCGGTCTTGCCGTTGTAGTCGGCCCGGATCTCGATGCCCATCGCGCCCATGACCAAGAACTGATAGTTGTCGGTCGGGTTCTGGCGGGTCATCGCCGTCGTGTTGACGGCCATGCCGACGAGCGGACGGATGAATTCGGAGCTCGGCACGAAGCCGAAGAATTCATTTCCGGACAGCTCATAGGTCACCGCGATCTTGTTGATGCGGCGGTTCGTCAGCAGGTACTGCAACAGCGTGCCGCCCTTGAAGCCGGCAGAGCCGGAATAGGAGCGGTCGAGGTTGCGGCCGATCTCGGGCGAGACGTAGACGTTGACCTTGCCCGTGATCAGGTTGTCATCGAGCATAGCGCCGAGCGTCTGGCTGAAGAACGTGTCGATCGCGTCGGAGGTCGTCGCCGGCGATGTCAGATCGATGTTCGCACCGCCGGCAGCAGCGCCGAGGTTGATCGCCTTCGCCAGGGGCGACGTGCGGATGCCGTAGGCGGTATAGCCGCCGACCTTGATGGTGGCGTCGCCGTCGAGGGCATAGAGCGCCATGTCGCGACGGATCTTGGCGGTATGCGCCTCCTGATCATCGGACAGTGCGTCGAAGTTCTCCGACTGCAGCGTGTTCCATTCCCTCCATTCCCGGCCATAAGCCGTGGAGAAGATCGGGACCGGAGAGCCGCGGTAGTCGTAGACGACCTTATCCATCGGCACGGGCACCTGGCCGGACATCGAGCGGACCACCGAACCGGCATCCGAAGAAACGCGGTTCAGGTGGACGAGCTTGCCGATGTTGACCGCCTTCGCGAGCGGCATCAGGTCGGCCATGTAGACCTGACCTTCGTCCGAGCGCATGACGCGACGGGTGATGCCGTCGAGGTCGAGCCACGCGTCGCGCGGCAGGATGGCGGCCGCGTTCTGAACGGTCGCCAGCGCGGTTTCCGTCTGGTGGAACCATTCGCGGTTCGCCTGTACCTCGTCCCACCAACCCGCATGGATTCGGGAGTTGGCGACGAGCTGGGAGGAGAAGTAGCGCATTGTTCGATCGCTCCTTAAGCGGCTGCCAGATGGCCATTGGCCGCGCGCACGCGAACAAGCTGATCCGATCCGGTGGTGTTGTTGTAAGCCTCTTCCGCGATCGCGATGACGCGGTTGCCGGCGGCGACGGGCACAAAGCGACCGGTGGCGTTCGTCGTGAGACGGGCGCCCTTGGCGATGTTGTTGCCGGTCGGAACGCGGACATTGAAGAATTGCTCGTCCAGCATTTCCATACCGATCATGGTATCGCCGGAGGCCCAGGCTTCGTCGACACCCTTCATCTGCAGGTAGTTATCCTGCGCAATGAAGACCTTCTCGACGGTGGAGGCGCCGGCGATGGCGAAGTGGCCGCTGCCATTGAAGACGACGGCGAGGCCCGGGAGGGTGGCGGCCGCTGCGAGCGCTTCCTGCACCTGCGGCAGCCGTTCCGTTACCGGGCCGGCGAAGATCTTGTTATAGCGGGCCATGATTATTCACCCTCCGGCAGCTTGTAGGACGGCTTGTCGCCGGCCGGCTTGAAGGCGCCATTCAGCGCTGCGGCCTTGCCGGGTTCAGCCTTGGAAGCCAGCTCCTTGAGCGCGTTCAGCGTCAGTTCCTTGGCGGCGGATTCGCTGAGGACGTTCGCCTTCACGACCTTCACGACCAGTTCAGCCTTTTCGGCTTCTTCCTTGGCCTTCTGGTTGGCGACCATCTCATTCTGTGCGTCGACCAGCGGCTTGACCGCGTTGGCGACGGCGGCGCCGATCGTGTCACCGATCTTGGCCATGCTTTCCGAGAGGGTCTTGACCTCATCGGAAAGCGATTTGAACTGCTCGTCAGAGACAGGCATGTCGTCTTCCTTTCGATTGGTTGAGGGAACCCGCCCGGAGCCTACGGCTTCCATGATCGCGGCTTTCACTTTGTCCCAGATGCCGATGTTCTCCCGGCGCCTGAGAGCCTCGACCAGGCGGGTGCCCGCCCAGTCGATCTCGCGGTCAGCTTCCTCTGTGAGGGAGGAGTTGATGACCTCGATTTCTTCCTGCTCGCCATTTGCGTTAACCAGCATGCCGACGCCCTGCTCAGGGGTGGCCGCGCCGCTCTCGTTCAAGAGGATGGCGTCATGGTCGAACTGGATGTTACGAGCGATGTGCTTGTGGTCCGAGGCGTTGGACACGGCCTCAAGGTTGGCGAGCAGCCCGGTGGAGGTGTGAACCGGCTCGCCCTTCTCGATCGCGGCGAGGACTTCCTTGCCACCTGGCGACCGGTTGGCGACCTCGACGTCGATGACCTTGTCGAGGAAGACGCGGCCGTTCTCGCGACGGACGTTCTCATTCCAGGCGCCGATATAACCGAGGTTGATGCCCTCCGGATCGCGGGCCGAGACGAACTTGCCGTTGATGGTCGGATGGCCGAGCGGCGCCGGCGTCCGGTTCAGGCTGACATAGCTCTTCTCGATCTCGTCGGCGGGATACATGATCCCGTTCATGATGATGTTGTCGGGGAGCGTGGCGCTGGGCACGATGACGACGTCACGGCCGTTGCGCTTTTCCTTCCGGACAGCCTTCGTGTTCGCGACGGAACGAACGTTCACGCGGACGTGCTTCATTGTTCGATGTCCTTTGGTTTCGTTCCGAGAGCGCCCTCCGTCTCTTCGTCGGTGGGCTCGTTGCGGTACTTCTCGGAATCCTTCAGCGGCTCATAGCCGACGACAGCGCGGATCTCGTCATCAGTGAAGACGTATACGTCACCGCCCATTTTCTGGTTGGTGTCGGCCATCTTGCTGGCGCGCTCGATCTTCTCCGACATCGAGCTTTCGGTCAGATCGGTCCAGTCGACGAACCAGTCACGTTCGGGCAGAATGCCGACGCGTTCCAGGCGCTGCACCAAGGTCCGGATGTTCGGGATGACGTAGTTGTTGCGGCGCGACATGTTCGTCAGCGCCCATTCGTCCGCGTCTTCCTTGCTGGCCCGCTCGCCGGTCTGCATGCCGACGAGGATCTTGACGGGCATGTTGATCGAGGCTGCGAACGACTGCAGCGCGATGGCGAAGAAATGCTCGGGCGAAGGCAGGGTGATGCCCAGCGTCTTCGCCTCCATCCCCTGCACCATGAGCAGCTTGTCAAAGCCCTTCTGCCAGTCCTCGACCTGGTCGTTCATCTTGTCGACGAGCTCTTCGAGCGGCACGCCCATCATGCGGGCCATCTCGGTCAGCTTCGCTTCCGGGTCGACTTCGAGCACCGGTGCGGACTTGGCATTCTTCCAGAAGCCCTCGCCGCCGGCGCCGCTCACCTTCTCAAGGGTCAGCAGGTCGTTGTAACCCGGCTCAAGGATGGACTTGCCGTGGACCGTGCCATTCTTCGACCAGATGATGACGCGGTCCGGATGCACCACGAAGGACCGCGGCTGCTGCTTGCTGTCGACGGCCGATTCGTTGAACTGGAACATCTTCGGCTGGCCGTAGCTCTCGGAGCGCTCGTCGGTGTCCCACTGAGAGACGGTAAGCTGCCCCTCCCAGGCTGGGATGATCTCGACGAGACCGTCGAGACCACCAGGGACACGATCAACCGGCTCCTCGAAGAGTTTGCTGTCTGCAAACCTGAGGATGACGCCGGAATAGGCGCCGACCAGGGACATACCATCCGCATCCGAGAGCTTCGGCCAAAGCCGAAGATCGTCGAAGCGTTGGCGGATCTGCTTTTCAAGCGTCGTCTCGTCCGATTGACCGGCCTCGGACCCGTCCCGTTCCTTTTCGAGTAGGAACGGATTGTCCTGCCATGTCTTCAGCACCGTCTTGTTGACCCCCGCCTGAGCGATGCCGTTGCGGGTGTACATCCCATAGAGCTGCTGAAAACTCAGCGTTTCCGGATAGCCGAAATCCTTGTAGTGATTGTGCTTTGCCGAGGCGAAGTAGCCCGGGAACATCGCATCGAGCCGGCGAACCGCATTGTTCACCACCAGTCGCAACTTGTTCATCGATGCCTCTTCGATAGGAACATGGCCGCTTGGACAGGCTCGTTCAGCAGTGCGTTGAAGGCTCTGCTGGTGCTATCCGCGTCGTCATCGTGGGTTGCTTCTGGGAAGCCCTCCAGAGAGGAGAACCATGCTTCGTTCCACGGCCCCTTGAGGACCAAGACATTGCCCGCCTCGGCCTGCGCAGAGAACGGGCTAAAGCGAGTAACTTTGTCGCCAGATTCTGGCGTTGCCCTAACTGGATAACCTGCGAGCATCTTGGTCATGCTCGCTACCTGAGACTTGCCAGCCTGCCCGGGGTCCTGGGGCAGCGAGATATGAACATCCTCGCCGTCGCTGGATGCCGTGTTCTTGATCAGCCTTTCCACGCCTGAAGGGGACAAGAAGTCCGACGTGTGATGCGCGACGATGTATCGGCCGTCCGATAGCTTTCCGATCTTCGTGCCTGCCGTGGCATCTGGATCGTTGCTTTCCGTCTTTGGCGTGGCGGCGATATCCCAGCCGCGCATCCATCGGACAACGCCGGCCGGCACAGTAGAGACGACCTCGCACCAATCACGCCGGAACATGAGCCCAGCGGCCGGCCTGATCTTCCAGTTACCGCCGAGGAGCCGCTCCCGTTCGACCGTCGGCAGCGCCATAAGGCTTGCGAGATAGCTCGGATCCGCTGCCATCAGCGCCCGGTTGTCGCTGAGCTTCGCCGGAACGAACGTCACCGACTTAGGCGGGATCGGCGCTTCTATGCCGTCTTCGTTCGGCGCCGTGTAGTGCGCCAGGTCTTGCGGGCTATCGCCCCAGATGATCGCATCGCCGATGCGGACGAACCAGCGCAGGACGCCTGCCCGCTCAGGGATTGGCAGCCCGGTGTCCTGGTCGATCCACCAGCTGATGAACTCTGCTACCCAGCTATCTGCATCAGGGTTGCAGGTTGCCCGGATGTAAGGGCGCACGCCGCTCATAGAGCGGTTACGCGAAACCATGTACCAGAACTGCTTGGCGCTGAAATGCGTCAGCTCGTCGAAGCAGATGAGCGGGATCTGCGAGCCCTGCCAGTTAAGGACGGTCTTGTCATGCTCAAGGTGAGCGAACGATACCGAAGCCCCTGACGGGAAGCTCCATTGCAGCACATGCTCCTTGGGCGATGCGCCTATGGCCGGATAGAGCTTCTCGCTCTCATCCCAGAGACCGCCCTCATTTCGGACCTGGACCGTGGACCGGCGAAAGAAGACGGCGCCGAACTGTGGGTTGGCGATATGGCGCAGCGGCTCCATGAGGAGCGCCCATGTCTTGCCGCCGCCTGCCGAGCCGCCATAGATCGCGATATCTGCCGGGGAGGCGAGGAATGCTGTCTGCGGGCCCGGCTGCGGCCGGATGATCGTCTGGGCGACCTGCCCTTGCTCAGCTCCTGCCATTGTCAGGTAACTGGAAGATCGTGACCGGCGATACGGGTACCGGCAGGTCCTTCCCATCCTTTCCCGTTAGCTCGCGCCGGTTGGTGTAGGCGTTGCCCACTTCTTCGGCGGCCTGCTTCATCAAAGATGCCGCCAGCACCATGTTGCCCTGGGTCTCTGCCTTCTCTGCCATGCGCTGCAGAGCGCGCAGCCGAACGGCGCGATGGCTGATGGCGATGGTCGCCGTATCCTCTAGGAAGGTCTTGCGGGTCTCTTCGAAGAGCAGCTTCCACTTCTCTGCGAGGCGAGCACCAGCCTTCTTGTTCGGATCGTATGCCTCGATCGCCTGCGGCGTGAGAACGACCGAGAAATCCTTCTTGAGTGCAGCGGCCACAACCGACGGGCTGTCGAAACAGGCCAGCGACTGGACAACAAAGGTCTGCTGCTCGTGAGTGAGTTTTGCCTTGGCCATGGTTTTCTCAGGACACCATCAGGATAAGGCGGCGCGAGCCTGGCAGGTCCCGCATGCGCAGCCAATTAGGTCGGCGGTCATCAAAGGCGGACGGGACAAAGCCTCTACGAGTTCCTTCACGCCTGCTTCTACTGCACCGTATCTAGCAGCCACGCCGATGAAGGCTTCCACGTCATGCGAGCGCAGCGTGTAGACCGGGAGGCCAGTGCTCTTGCGGAACTTCGGGGCGCCGAAGTCGTCGAGCTCCTGCGCACAGTGCGATAGCTCATGCTCCATGAGGGCGCAGGCCTGAGCGTCGCTTGCAGACATCCAGAAATTGGCATCGATCGTGATGATGAAATCAGGGACCGAGCCGAACCATCCGAGTACCTGCGCCTCTGCTCTCGCCCTCGCCCACTTGCCCATCATGCCGGCAGGCTGTCCCATCTCGGCTTGACCGATGACGGTGCGGCCCTTCCTGCTGTTCTCGACTGTGGTCCAGAGCATGCCGATTGATGCCGGGATGAGGTGAGCGTGATCCGGGTTGAACATGTCGCTGTCCGGATCGATGAAGGTGTCTCTGGCCCAGGCTTCGAGCTCAGGTGCAGCCGCGAAGGCGCAACCGCTGAAGTCTTCGAATAGCTCTGTCGGAGGTTGCGGTCGCATCAATTCACTACTTGCTTACGAACTGCAGCTAGGTGATCTTCTCGTGCCGTTGCGTTTGAGCAGAATCAACCTTGGAGGATGGGATGTTTAATGGGAAATGCCCGAAGTGCGAAAAGATCGTCCAGAAAGCTCGCATGGAGCACATGGACCTCTCAGATGGGCACATGATCATTAAGGCGTTTAGCGCCGCATGCCCAGCTTGCAACACGATTCTTGGCGTCGTCACCGACCCACGCCCCGTCGACGCGGTGCTTGGGAAGATCACGAAAGCTCTGAACATCTACTGAGGCTAAACGGCCGCCCGGGAAGGCTACGTTGGCGTGGTTGGTCTTTTCGTTCAGCTGATCGAGGAAAAGACCAGCACCCACCTGTAGGTGGTCTTGTAGACGGCCTGGAAAAGCTCGTAGCCCTTGGCGCGCCACTCGTTGGCGACACGATCGAGGTCGTCTTCTTCGCCTTCCACTTCCACAAAGCGGTAGTGCATGGGCGGTCTCCTCAAGCGAAAACCCGCCCCTGCGAACAGAGACGGGCTGTGAATGTCAGGACGGTCGGCCCCCATGCGGTGAACCTCTGACCCGGCTTACGCATTCGCGCTGCGGAACCGTCCTGATCTTGCTCGGGAAGCCATGCCGTAGCATGGGCGGATAGATGTCACCTCTTCCCGAACTGTGACCGCCTGGCGACCCGATATCGCCAGCTTGAGGCGGCCATCCGTTTTCACGGCGGCACGAAAGATGGTTGCAGGCCCGGGAATCGAACCCGGTCTTTCGTGGTTATGAGCCACGCGGCTTACCAGTTGCCCTGCCTGCGTTATCTGAGTGGAAAAAGGGCGCATTTCTCCAATGCGCCGAGTGTGAACTTTCGGCAGCGGTCCGGCGAGTATTCCCTCTGTGAGGTCCGCAACTGTGACAACCGCAAATCACTGCAGAAAATCTATACAGCTTGGCGGAGATTTTCAACCTCTACATCGCTGGTGAGACCGTTCAATTCACTGATAATTTTCTGCACCCGCTCTTTGATCTGAGGGCTAAGTGATTCTATAGCCATCTCGGCTTGATCGACCATCGAGACGCGAGCCTTCCTGCCCTTCGGGAGGATCTTGCGAAGCTGTCCGCGCAAGTGGTGGACGCGCTCTTGCCGCCAGCTCTCTCTCCGGCAATGCTGTTCGTAGAGGAAGGCCTGCCGGCGCTCGTGCTCTGCGAAGTACAGGGCTTCGATGGTCGAATCCGGAAATTCGAGCGGGCCATAGTTCGCGCCTCGAAGGAAGCACACGACACCCTCGACGCTCCTGACCTCCTCGAAGTTGAGCCTGGGCAGATTGACGAAGGCATAGCCGACCAAGAACGGAAACCGCTTCTGGATGATCTCGTTCGTCCGGTGGTGCTTCAACTCCCTGTAGAACGACGGCATGAAGATGTCGAAGCCGTCCTTGCGGCAGTTCCGCTCGATGATCGACTCCATGCGCCGGCTTTCCGGCAGGCGCTCGTCGACGGCCGCCATGCGCTGGTAACCGGGGGCCGTCCGAATTGCGTACCATCTGCTCATGCCGCACCCCACAAAACATATCCGATCACTATGCCGACGAGCAAAACAGCGTTGGCGAACAGCGCAAAGGCCAATTCCGCTCTCCATCCGCGAACTGTCCATCTGCCGAAAACGGTGATGTATGACTTGTTGCTCATGCCTCGCCCCTCTTGCTCAGGTGGTACCGGACCGCGTTCGGCGTGATGCCCACGGCCTCGCCAATCTTCGCGAAATTCATTCCTTCCGACCGAAGCCGACGCATTGTCTCGACCGCCTCAGGCGTGATGGGCCGGGCTGGCGATTTGGGCTTCAACGACGCCAGGACATCGCGAATGGAATTCGCCTTCCGGTTAAACAGCTCGCCAAGGCGTCTCGCGTGCGCATTCGGCCAGCGCTCTTTGACCTCCATCAGGATCTGGTCGCGGATGGTTTTGACGCGGGGCGACAGCCGCTCCGCCGTGATGGTCTTGCGGCAAACCTTCAACTGTTGGCAGCGGTGCTTGATGAACTCGTTCTGCTGGTCGCGAGTGGTTGCCTTCAGCCGCACGGTTTTGACCGGCGCAGGGTCGACATGCGCCGTCTCCACGCGGAGCATGACGCGCTTCGGCTCGCCCATAAGCCGCGCTCTGACGGCGGCGTAGTGGTGCGCCTGGCGCTCGAATTGTGTTTGGTGGACGGTCATGAAGTACCCCGTTGGCGATAGGCTCTGGATTGGTGGTTTCGGCAGTAGCATCCCGTCGTTTCCGCAGCACAGAACAGGTACGGGCCGCCGGTGTTCAGGGGCCAGCAGCATTCGCCGGCCGAGAGGTGGTGAAGTAGCTTCGCGGATTGGAGCCGATCAGCGTCGTAAGCGGTCGCCGGGATCTCCGGTTCCCGCTTCAGTTCCGGCGCCCGCTTGCGAGGCCGCGCCGTCTTCGCTGGGCCGGGTACGCGGGTCTTCTTCCCAGCATCGCCTCGCCAGGGGAATAGACCGCGGTTGCGGAAGGCCAGTCCGACAATGACGTTCCGGCTGACGCCAAAGCGCTTGGCGATCTGGGAGGCGGAGAGGTCATCTCTCCAGAGCTTCGCCGCTGCTTCGATGTCGACGGTACGGTGCTGGATGGTCATGCCGCGCGCTCCTCTTCTGCCGGCTCGGCCGCTTCGATGTCGGCCTTCACCTTGCCGCGATATGCCATCTGCTCGGCGGTGACCTGGCTGGCATCGGGAAGCGCCAGCATGCGGGCGAGCTCGTCAGCGCGCTCCGGCGATACGGGCGGGGGCTGGACGTTCAGCTTGGTCTGGATCCTGCTGCGGTTGACGCGAACGGCGATCGGCGACCAAACCTCATCGATTGCCCACAGGTGGACGGTGCCCGCCGGCAGTTCCCTAGACTTGGCGAGCTGGGCGAATTCCAGATGGTCGACACCTTCGGCAACCCTGACGAAGCCCTTCTCCGCCAGTGCGATGGCGCGCTCACGCTGGGTGACGCGCAGGTCCATGAGCCCATGTGAGCTGGGCACCGTTCGGCTGACCGAGTCCTCGATTGCCCTCAGCGTCTCCTGCTTGCGAATCCGGTCCTCGCGGATCAGACGGCATTCGGCATTGGCCATGGCCGCAAGCTCCGCCGGCAGGGGGATGAAAGCCTTGTTGATGTTCTCGTATTCGCCGCGCTTCAGCTTCACGTAGGCCCGGCGCAGCCCATGGACCGGCACGTTGCGGAGGGAAAGGCGGTATTCTTCGACAGGGTTCGCAGCAGTGATCGTTTCGGAGATCCGCATGCCGCCGCTCATGAGGCCTTCGATGCACTGGCCGATTTCGTCGGCGCCGGCCGGGGCAAGCTGCTCAGTGAGAGCGGAAATCTCCTGCTGCAAGGTCGACAGTTTGGCCGGCAAATTGTTCATCTGGTTCACCGTAGAGTTCTCTTTTCAGCCTTGCGTGGATGTCGTGGTGGCGTTGAAGGGATGGGCTTTGCGGGCGTGGCGGTCCCTGGGCCTGTTGCCGCGGCAGCCGCTCGGCGGCCTTGCGGCACCACGTCTTCCAGGTCAGATGCCAATCGAGCTTGACGCCCTTCTGCCCAGGCTGGGCTGGCCACCACTCGCGGAACTTCTGTGCTTCGATCAGGGCTTGTGCTTGGGAAAGACCGACCGACACGGCGAAGGCGATGTCCGGTTCCCAATCGACCGAAAGGCGAGAGCCCCGTTTTTTGGAAGAACCGGTAGGTTCTTCTTTTACTATTCTGGCTTCTGGCTTCTGGTTAGCATAGCGTTCGCTATGCGCGGGCAATGCGTTCGCATCATTACCGGCGCTGTTTTCATTATCTTTTTTGCTCCACCGGGCGCGCGCTGCTCGTGATCCTACCTCTGACTTTTCCGAGAGGTAGACTTGCTCTTTTTCGACGCGATCATTCCAAAGGCCACCGTTGACACGGGTGATTTTTCCTTCGTCGACGAGGGTGTCGATCGCCTTGGCAAATGACGAATTGGACGCACCACAAAGCCGCGCCAGACGCGCGTGGTCCTCCGGGATGGGTTCTCCCCTTTCATACATCGTGGCTATGAGCGTGATGTACACGCCCGTCTCGACTGCACTCATGCCGCGCGTGCCGGCGAGCCAATCTGAAGGGAAGAACCTAATCCAAGGCATCTTGCTCATGGCGCCCTCAAATGAAGAGCGGCTGCACAGAGCCGTCTGCGTAAACAGTGTCGATCGGCGTATCCGCAGTCGGCTCGTCCCCATCCCAGCCCTGCGGCCAGGTTTCGGCCCCGATCAGTTCGCGGATGCGCGCCTCCTCTTCATCGTTGAGGATGTCGATCTCCGGACGGCCGAGCGCTCGGGCTGCCGAGTTCACTTGATCCTGGATGCTCAGGATCTCGCCGAGGGCCCAGAGCCTCGCGCTGAACGTCAGGGGTCCCATGCGCTGCGGGTTGGCCGCGACACGGCCGCTCTTGAGAACCTCGATGCCGGGCTTGCGTAGCCGATTGTGCGGCTTCCGAAGCTCTCGGTAGATTGGCTTGAGACCTTTCAGGGGCGCGAGATATGACCACTTTGGCGAGGCGATGACCGTGTCGAGGGCTTTGTCGTTTTCCGTGAGCGGGCAGCCGTTGCAGCCGGTCCTAGCGTTGATCTCCTCGGCCTCGTCGCCGCCATAGGCGTCAGCGACGGTAGCTGTCGCCCAGCCACCGTACTCAGGAAGCGGCGCATAGATTTTGAGCCAATCCCAGACGTTGCAGACGCGCCAGTGAAGCAGCGGCGCCAAGGTCGCAAGCCGCCCCCGTATGCCTTTCGCTTCCGGCAGGACCTGCTGATACCAACCCTGCCCGCATTCAGCGCCATCCTTGCCGCAAGACATCGCGATCCGACCGTCACGGATTGCGCTCTCGCCCTGGCGCACGCCGGTGATCATCAGGATGTTGCCATTGAGCTCGTCGAGCCGATCGGCAAGAGCCTGCGTCATTGGATCGACTTTGATCTGCCTGGTACACCAACGAAGGGTGTTGTTGTTCGGCGGCGGCACGCCACGGCCGAGGATGTAGACTAGGAAGCGCTTGTCTAGCGGCGCGCGCACGACTTCACACTGGATGCCCCGCTCCGCCATCTGCTGCATGATGCGCTCGGCAGAAATCGCCAGCGGTAGGAGTTCTTGACGGGTGTCCGCATAGAACACGGTTAGGGACTTTGGACGCTGCAGCCGGCCGGTGTCGATCAGGTGGACAATCAGCGTGAGCGTCGCCGTGCTATCCTTGCCGCCCGACCACGCGATACCCCAATGGTCATGCGCCGGCCCATAAGCCTGCATTGATTGAAGTGTCAGCTCGATCGCGTCATCATAGACGAGACGGTTGGAGCCTTCGAAAAGCGTCGCTTGGCCCCTCATGCCGCCATTCCTTCTTCGCATACCTGGATGATGACGACGCACTCGGCCGGAAGGTCGCTGTCCCAGCACATGGTCAAACGTTCGCAGAGATTGTCGTTCTTGATGACGCCGTAGTGCTGGAGCGCGTCGAGGATCGCTTTCGAGCGATTATCGATGTCCTGGCGCATGTTCTGACGGCGCAGTGCGACGTGCAGCGCGAAAGGCTGGTCAATCGCCTGCTTCGGCGCCTTGATGAAGTAGCCGGCGTCGTTCCGCCATTTCTTGTAGGTCGGCGACAGTCGGCGGGTCTTGCCCCAGCCGTTGTAGAGGTCCCAGCCGCTCAGAGGATATGGCAGGTGAAGCTTGATCACGCTGCCTCCTCCTGACGTTCGAAGATATCGAACATCGTTGGCGTCGAGATCTCCCGCTCCATCGCCTGCAGGTACTTGATGCCATCGAGGAAATAGCCAGGGTTCAGTTCGGATGCTCTGCCACGCCGGCCAAGCTTCAGCGCGCGATACGGGACAGTGAAGAGGCCGCCGAACGGATCGAAGACGATCTCGCCCTCATTCGAGAACCGCTTGATCAGGCGATCGACGATATCGAACTGCAGCGGGCAGATATGGTTTTCGAGTCCCTTCTTAGTCTGCTCGCCATTGAGCGTGCGCATCCGGTTGACGTCGTGCCACGTCCATATTGAAGTCGCGCCGGGCGCCAAACTCATGAATGTCGACGGAAGCGCGCCGCGGGCTTCGAGCGCTTCACCGATCTTGATATGCACCTCATAGTCGTAGACGTTCTTCAGCGACCACTCGGTAAACGTCTTGGCAAGGAGATCGGGGCCGAGTGAGGCCAGTTCTTCAGGCGTCAGAAGCCGATCGCCAGACGAGCGCCAAAATGAATGAGCATCTACCTGCCACCGAGCGCGGGTATAGTCCTCCTTGTCCTTCACCACACGCTCGTCGGCGTAGGCCTTGGACCTATCAGAGGGCAGCTTGCGGAATAGAAGAATGTATTCAGGCGAACCTACGCCAGTCTTCGTCCCATCTTTGCAGTTTTCGGTCCAACCCAACCGGTAGGTCTGGTTATTCTCCCGCACGACGTCAGTGTTGACCTGGATCATGCCCATGTAGGCGAATCCGTGCGACATGGTGTGAAAGATCGTTCTGGCATGGAACGGATTGACGGTCGGCATGCCCATGCCCGTCACGTTGCCGAAAAGGATCCTGTCCTTGACATGGCAGGTATAGAGCCGGCCGGGCTTGAGGACGCGCAAGAGTTCCGGCGTCAGGAAGTCCATCTGCTGGAAGAAATGATCGTCGCTGTCGGTGTGTCCGAAGTCGTTGTAGCTCGGCGTGTATTCGTAGTGGTTCGAGAAGGGTATCGAGGTGACGATCAGGTCCACCGAATTGTCGGGCATCGAGCGCGTCTCGTCGACGCAGTCGTTATTGGCAACAAGCCAGCCTTCACCCTTTGCCTCAATGCGCTCGACGCCGATCGATCGCGTCAGGACCTCAGCGGCGGAAAGCTTGTCGAGACCATGCTCACGGATGATTTCGCTCATGTTCTCGACCATGCGATTGTGCGCCTCCCATTTGCCCTGAAGCGTGCGGAGGACCTCGCGCTCGCTCTCGGCGTAGATGATGTGGATTTCGACCTGGTGCGTTTGCAGGAACCGGTAGATCCGGTGCAGCGCCTGGATGAAGTCGTTGAACTTGAAGCCGATGCCGAGGAAGATCGCCTTGTGGCAGTGGCGCTGGAAGTTGCAGCCGGATCCGGCAATCACCGGCTTGGCGGCCAGATACTGGAACTCGCCATTGCTGAAATCGATGATGGCTTGCTCGCGAGCGTCCAGCTCTTGCGTGCCGTAGACGGAAACCGCAGTCGGTACCGCCTTCTCGATCGCTCGGCGCTCATCCTCGAGGTCGTGCCAGATGATGAAATGATCGTTGGGAGCGCCCGCGAGGATCTCGCCCATCTTCGCGATGCGCGCGTCCAGCGTCTCGCGCTTCTCCTTGGAGGCGGAGACGACGCCGACGGCCGTGTCTCGGAACAATGCGGACTGGCCGTCGCGATCAACACCGCCATCGGCAATGTTCGATTGTACCTCGTGATAGATCACGTCGAACGGAGGCAGGCTGTAGCCCTCGTCGGAATAGCCGAGATCGGACGGCCGTTGCAGGAAGATCGCCCAGGAGTTCAGCCAGAGCCAGAACTCGCGCTCCTTGTGCGGGTAGAGGGTGAGATTGTTCGCTTGCGTGCTGTCGCGCTGGAAGAAGCGCGTCAGTGCCTGCCCGGTGTCCATGATGCCGAGGAAGCCAGCATAATGGATCAGCTCTTTGTATCGGTTCGGGCTCGGCGTTGCCGTGGCAACGAACCGGTACCGGACACCTTCGAAGAGCGAAAGGAATGTCTGATAGGTCTTAGATCCGTAGGAGCGAAGCACTGAGGCTTCGTCGAGCGATACGGCTGTGAACTCGTTCGGATCGAGCTTCCCGTCCCGGACCGTCTCATAGTTCGTCATGTAGAGGCCGGTTTCGCCGGCTTCCTCGATGCGACGGATGAACTTGATATCGACGCCGAGCATCTCGCCGTCGCGGCGGAACTCCTGGCGGACGCCAAGCGGCAGAACTATCAGGCCACGGCCGGCCGTCTTCTCGCAGATCAGCCGAAGGACTTCGATCTGGATGACGGACTTGCCGAGACCGAAGGCAGCAAACACTGCGCGCTTGCCGCCGCGGACCGCCCAAACGACGATGTCGCGCTGGTGATCCTTCAGGATAGGGTTCACTTCGTCGGTGTCGACATGCAGGCCTGAGACGGGCGCCAGTCTGATCTTGTTGCGGAGGAAGTCGCTATATCCGGTCATGCAGCCTCACGAAGGAACTGTTCGATTGCGTAATCGCCCCATTGATCCGCCATGGCGGCGGCGATGCCCGGGAAGAAGCGTGAGCGCTCCCTCCATCGGTCCGGGCCAGGTGACATGCGATGCACCCGTGACCACGCCTTGTGCTCGGCCGTGCCGCGAGCCGGCGGTGTCAGCTTCTGTGTCGGAAGCAGGGTCGGGAGGTTACGCAGGTAGAGACCGGTAGCCTTGAAAAAGGGTTCGCCAAACCACCACGGCTGGACAGTTTGGGCAGGCGGCCGAAAGTCGGCGATGCGTTCCTTCGCATGCCGATGCATGACGGGGTTCTCGATGCAGATGCGGTCGACCGGCGCATTCCAAAAGGCAGAGAACAAAGCAGCGCCTTCATCGAGCTCAGCCCACATTTGTTCGGCCGTCTTGCCGGGAGGCGGGACGGACAGCCAGCGAACGCCGCTATTGCAGAGCCGCGTGCACGGGGGATGTGCGACGATCAGCAGGTCCCATCCCTCGTTCAGGACGTCGCGTGCATCGCCACGGATGTGCCGGTTACTGCCGTTCTCTGCCGGCAGAAGATCGCAAGACCATGCGTCATGGCCACGATCGAGAAAGGCGTTTCTGACCGTCCCGGAGAATTCGCAGGCCACAAGAACACGCAGAGACCTTGTATGGCTCCGCCGGGCGATCGAAAACGGTAGTGTCGGCTGATACGGAAAACGCCCTTTATTCTCTTGGCCTCTTCCGGCGCATCCAGTGGAGGAACTTCTCACTTTGAAGCCTCCCCCATTCCCACGCTCTGATCAGAGCGCTTGTCAGCAGTCGCATGGGCTTTCCTCAGTGCGTGGCGTTCGGCCCGATGCTTGGCCGCCGCTTCCTCGTTTCTCAGGCAAACTTCCTCATAGGCCATATATGCCAGCATCAGCGCCCGATAAGCTGATCCGGCAATATCCCTCATTTCACGTGTCTTGTACTGCAGTCGATAGAGGTAGCTTTCGGGAATGCCGGTCTTGTCTGCCAGCCTTCCCCGAACAGCCTTCTCGCGGTCGCCCCGGCCCTTGAACTCAGCGTTCATTAGGGCGGCGTACCAACCTTTTGCCTCACTCAGTGCCACACTTGTCATCTTTGCCTCGGAAACACGTTTTCCGGATTTGGAAACTCTATTGCCGTACATTTCGGGGTCCCCGTGCGAGTGTCTCTTTGCTTAGGAGACACCGATGCCAAGGAACTTCCTTACCGATGGAGAGGACGGCGCCGCGCCAACGGCTGCCGGTCCCTCCCGAGTCTTTCCTTTCCGCAGGACCACCGCCGCAACGTCCGGTCCTGCCGCCGGTGACGCGCCCTCGTCGTCACCGGCAATCCCTCTCGGAGAAGCTGTTCAAGCCGTGGTCATGAGACTGGCGAACAAGCGGATCCGGTTGAGAGTTGCAGGTCCCGATCGGGAGGAGGAGGAGGACCGGGACCAGCGTTGAGCGCCTCGGGAGGAGGTGAAAGCGCTCAATCCTTTGCGCGGTAGCCGTTCCGGCGAAACTCACGCTCGACGAAGCCGGGAACGATCAATGTCAGGGCTGCCATCCAGAGAACGGCGCCAGCGGATGCAATGAGGATGGACCAGGTCATGCAGCCCTCTTCTGATCTGAACTTGGATTGGACGGAGCGGCGCGGCTCACCTGGGCGCGATGGAAATCCACCCTGCCCTCAATGCTTCTTTGAGCTGCCGCGTCTTCTGATTTGGATGGCCGGAGGTACTCGCTCATGCGACTTCCTCCGCTTGCTCACGCATCGCCTTGAGGCATCCGTGGCAATGCTTGTCTCCGTAGCCGCCGCAGGTCTCACCCGGGTTCAGGCAATGTGGCCTAAGGGCGTATTTCGGCTTGGCGGTGGAAGAAGGTGCCTGTCTCTCCAGGCTGTCACGTCCATTCTCAGACGTTGCAGTCGCTGCTCGGTCAGCGACACCCCTACTCACCAGCTCCGCACCGTCGGGTGCTTCAGCCGAAGCCTCAGCGCGGCCCAAAGCCTTACGGCCTGCCTCGCATGCATCATCACTGGCTTTCGCGTGGAATTCTGCCTGTTCAGGCGAATTGGATGCCCGTTTTTCGTCCGGGCCAGACGCGCTTGCGACGGCGTTTATGTCGGCGCGCTCCGCGCTGCGGTCTACATCTTCGCCTCCTGCGTTGGCGCCGGCGCTGCTCAACTCAGCGTCAGGGCTTGGGGATACGGTTCCGCCCTGCGGCGAGGCAGTGGCGATCTCGGTATGCTTAGTGACGATGTTCAGGCCGCCGTCGGAGCGGGGCTGATCGTCGAGGATCTCGCCGGTCTCGGCATCGAAGCGCTCTTCGCGCCCGATCATGATGTCCACTGCGGTGAGCAGTGCCGCCCTGCCCGCTTGCGTCTGCAAGCCAGTGGTGACCTGGGCGACGAGCTTCGCCCTGTTTTCCGTCTCGGGCTCCTCAAAGATGTCGAGCTGGATCATGCCGAGAGCGTGCAGATAGGTGTCGAGGATCGCCTCTTGCTCGGCGCGCTCGTCGGCATCCTGTTTGCGGATCGAAATGACCTTGCGCAGGATCTTGCTATCGAAGCCCATCGATTTTGCCTCGCCATAGACATCCTTGATGTCGTCGGCGATCGACTTCTTTTCCTCTTCGAGGCGCTCAATGCGCTCTATGAAAGCGCGGAGTTGGTCGCGGGCTACGCCGTGTGCGTCGGACATGGTGGCTCCTCAGAACGGGATGCCGTCATCGGCGACCGTGTGGTCAGCCGGATCGGGCTTGATGATCTTGATGCGCTGCATTGCCGGGGTGTCGGTGCGGTAGGCGTCAACAGCCGCCAGCACGACGAACACGATCTCCGGGTGAAGGCTGGCCAGCCGCCGGGCTTCCAATTGCGCCAAGGCCTTCGAGGAGTGCTGATATGTCGGGCCTCGCTGGCCGATGCCGTAGACCATCCAGAATTTGCGTGCCTTCGGCTGGGACATGACCGCAGCCGCAACCTCGTCACCCATCTCCTGGATCGGCGCGCCGGTCATCATCGTTGCTTCCTTCGCCACGGCAGCGCAGCGACTGCGCTCGGCGAGGATGGCCTTGGCAATGTCCACGATCGAGGCCTTTCGGACGCCAGCGGGACCACCACAGGATTCGGAGCAGTTGCAGAGAAGGTTATCCAGCGCCTCTTCGGCTGCCTTCATAATGTCTTCGGGGATGATCTGGGCGCCAGAGCTCATCTTCCGCCCTCCGCCATACGGTTGAACTCGAGGATCGAAGCCCGACGGGCACGCCAATCAACTCTCCCAGCCACGTAGGAGGCCGCATGCCCAGTGTCGGAAAGCTCGGAACCCCGGAAGAGCCGATTTTCCTCTTCGACGAGGGCGCACCGGCCCTTTACGTCGACCTGATCACAGAGCTCGAAGTCGACGAGAACGACATCGTGCGTATCTCGTTCGGTGCCATGTCCAAGAACGGCGACGGGCAGATCAAAGCTATGATCGCGGTTCGGATCAGGATGCCGAAGAGCATCGCTCGCGATTTCTGTCGGGCACTGACGAAGATGCAGAAATGAGGTCATTCCGCCGTCTCCCGCACCTCAAAGAACGATTTAGGCTCGACCGCCCCGCCAGTAGCGCGGCAAATCTCTTCGATGACGCTCTTGCTAAGATTCTCACCGCGCATATACCGGTGCACTTGGGCCCGGCTCTTGCCCAGCAATGCAGCAAAAGCTGTTACAGTTGTGTGCTCGTGGATGTAATCTTCAAGGGTCATGTAGCAATTACTGCTACACTTTTGCAGGACTGTCAATGCCAGTGTAACATTTTATGGCATAGAAGATGCTGCGAATCTGGCGGATAAGATGCCAATGACAAAGAATTGGCTTGATCCCTTCCTCAAAGCGTCGAAGTTCGCCTCTCAGGAGGAACTAGCCGAAGCCATCGGCGTCTCGCGCGCGACCATCAACCGCCTCGCAAACGACCACACGCAACTCAAGCGTGATCGGGCCAAGGTGCTGGCGGAGCTGCTGGGAACCACGGTCGAGGCGTTGCTTCTGAACCGACCACCCCGCAACTCCCTGGTCTCGAGCTTTGATCCGGACGCAGAGGAAGCCGTGCAAGAGCATGGTGACGATGGCTACACCCGCGAGCACTGGCACGCGCACGTCCAAGGAGCCATCCCCGAAATTGACGTCAAGCTCGGAGCTGGAGAGGGATCGATCGGAGGTGTCATCAACCTGCCGGTCAGCGCTTCGAACGTCTCAGGCCATCAGGTGGTGGCGGAATGGCTTATCCCAGACGCATACCTGCGCAACGAAGCCAGGGCGTCGCCTTCACACACGCTGATTATGGAAGTCGTCGGGGATTCGATGTTCCCGACCTATTCGCCCGGCGACCGTGTGCTCGTCGATCTTTCCCAGAATAGGCTTGTGGCAGACACGGTGTACGCGATCAGCGACGGCTATTCCGAGCCACAGATCAAGCGGCTGCAGCGCATACCCTTCAGCGATCCTGTGCAAGTCGACATCGTTTCAGATAACGAGCATCTGCGTACGATCACGGTGGAACTCGACCGGTTGACGATAATCGGCCGGATCTGCGGTCACATCGCGAGGAAGTAAGAACGGCGCCTAAGCGCCGCCCCTCATCAGGAACCGTTCGTCGCGCGTTCGGATGTCCGCCACCACAATGCCGACGACCAGCGCGTCGAATTTGATGCGGCTTAGCCGGTGTATACGGCCGCGCCTTTTTTCTTGGGACAGTTCAAGCCCGCCGCATCCGTCATATGCGTTTGTCACTCGGTAGAGGTCGGCAATCCCGCCGACATCGACAAGATAGATGCCCTCCCCCTCATAGGAGGCTACCGGTGCCAGGAGCGCGTAATCGCGGCCACCGCGGAGCGTCGGCTCCATAGCGTCGCCAGTAACCGCATGTACGCGGAAGCGATCAGAAAGGACGTTTTCAGTCGGTACGCTTGGAAAAGAAAATTCATGCATCATGCCCTCGTTGACGATTACCAACCAACACCCCCAGCACCAGAGTGCGCAGGCACGTTAGCGCGACGCTCGCAGTTATCGACCCCAAAATTGAGCAACGTCTAAAGGTTGTGGATTGTCACAAACCTTCGCGATTTGCCATGGACAAGGATGGTGCTTCAGAAGCGCCGTTCCTGTTTGTGACAGTTCGATGACAGTCCACAGGAAAGAACCCATGCAAATCCATGGCGCGTTTTCTATTCCCTAACGCATGTGGCTGATTTCCCACGGCTGAAAACGAGGGCAGCCGGCCGATTTGGCGTACATCACATTTTCGTAATGTGGAAAACTTGCCGTGATCGGGACCCGCTTCGACTGGTCAAGGTGATCAGCCTAGCGGCACATGCATGCTACACGCTCGAAACTAGCGTCAAATTTTTTGCGTCATTTTATGTTACATGACGGTTGACACTGTAGCATAAACTGTTACATTTGCTTTCATCAACACGGACACTTCCGGAGATGAAGCGATGAGCATCCACGGCACCTGCCAAGACATCAAAGCCAATGCAGCCAGTCTGTCTCACGCGATGCGTTGCGACCCGTCCGACGCTGCGGCGCAGGCCGCCCTCAAGGAGTTCATCCAGCGCACCTATTCCGACCTGGCTTCGCTTGCTTGGCACTTGGGCGCCGACGGCGACGTGTTCCAGCGCGAGGCCGTACCGGCATCCGAACTCGTCGACGACGTCTATTTCGCGATCAACCGCGAGAAGGAATTCGAGGCGCCGGCCTACCGCCAGCCCTACTCCACGCTGAACCACGCCCAGCAGGGGATTGCTCGATGAGCACGAAGTATCACACCAAAACCCCGCTGCTGATCTCGGTAGCGGGCCTCGATATCGAGCTCGATCTCGAGGTCACCTACAGCGTGAGCCGGTACCGCGCCGCAACGCTCACGCAGCCGGAAGAACCGCGCTCTGTCGAGATCGAGAACATCCGGTCCACCCGCAGCGGGTTCGAGGCCTCCCTTCCCGGATGGATCGAGGATGCGATCTCCGAAAGCGACGGCTTCAAGGCTCACCTTCTGCAGGAAGCAGCCGACAAGGACGCTGCAGCAGCAGAGGACGCCGCCGAGTACCGTCGCGAGATGAGGGCTGGGCTATGAGAGCTGGTATCGTCTGCGAGGAAGTCGGCTGGGAAGTTGGCGCCATCTGCGGTCGCAAGGGCTGCACGGGCCTTATCGAGCAGCATTCGACCGAGGAAAGCTGCTCATGCCACATCAACTCTCCATGTGGAAAATGCACGACTCCGCGCGAGTTTTGCGAAGAGTGCGGCTGGGAAGCTGAGCGCGATCTGGTCGTTCAGACCGAAGGCGCGATCTGTTTTGCGCCTATCCCCTACGTCGAAAAGGCCCGCCGCGTCCTCGACCCGTCGAAGATCGACTACACGATCAGCATGCATAGCAGCAGCTCGCAGAAGGTCGAGGGTGTCTATCCGCCGGGGACCACGCGCCAGGAAGTCGCGACCCGCGTTCAAGGAACCTTCGGCGGCCGGTTCGAGCGCTTCGGCGACGGCAAGTTCACCTACATCGCGTACACGGATTGAGGGCGACCATGGCAGACGTCGATATCATCCCGAAGATCCGCTGCGACAACTGCGGTTTGACCGTCGAGAAAGAGCAGCGTGGAACAGGCCCGAGCCGATCGTTTCACAGACCGGGCAAATGGGGTTCGCTCAAGATCGAAGGCGGCCGGTCCATCGACAGCTACGGCATGAAAGGGCGCCTCGACTTCACCGACTTGTGCCCGTCGTGCGCGAACGCCGCGATTGACGCCGCCGCAGCCGCATTGAAGTCGGCCAGACGGGAGGACGCGGAATGAACCGGCCCGTCGCCTACGCCTGCGATCCCGCGCAGCGCTACTGCGAGTGCGGACGCTGCGACCTCCCGCCAGCGCGCAACATCGATCTGGACGCGGTCGCCAACCTGAACCGCGCCACCACTGCAACCGCGACCTTCTTCATTCTCGTTGCTTTCGTCCTCGCCATTTACGCCATCGGCGCTTGGAAGACGGAGCAGGTCCACCGTGAAATCGTCAAAGCCAGGAGCGTTTGACATGACCGCACCAGCAATCGAACACAGCATGCGTCGGCAGACCGAGGCGGCAAAGGCCCTCCTCGTCGATCTCCGCAACCAGGGCGCCGATGACGACGCCGAGCTCGTCGCCGACACCATCGAAGGCGAAACCAACCTCATGGAGGCCATCGAGGAAGCTATCGCGGAACTCGACGAGTGCGATGTTCTCGTGACTGGGCTCAAATCCAAGGAAGCCGAGTTCGAAACGCGCCGGAAGGCAATCGAGAAGCGGGCCGAGCGCATCCGCGCCCTGATCGAACAGGCGATGCTCGCCACCGATCAGCTTTCGATGAAGTTGCCGACGGCAACGCTGTCGCTCACGAAACGCGCGGCCGCCCTGATCGTCACCGACGAGGCCGACATTCCCGCGAAATACTGGGTTGAGCAGCCGCGCCCGGCCCCGAAGCTCGACAAGAAAGCCCTCACCGCCGACCTGCGCGAAGCGAAGGCCGCCATTCCCGGCGCCACGCTCGACAACGGCTCGTTCTCTCTCACGGTCCGGAGGAAGTGACCATGAACGCGATCACCAAATTCGATATGTCGCCGCGCCAGATCGCACTGGTTCAGCAGACCATCGCCAAGGACTGCAACAACGACGAATTCAATCTGTTCATGGAGGTCGCAAAGGCAAAGGGCCTTGATCCGTTCCTCGGACAGATTATTCCGATGGTCTTCTCCAAGAACAACGCCAACAAGCGGAAGATGACCATCATCATCAGCCGCGACGGCCAGCGCGTCATTGCACAGCGCTGCGGCGATTACCGGCCGGCCAGCAAGCCGCCGACCTATGAGTTTGACGCGAGCCTCAAAGGTCCGCTGAACCCTCACGGCATTGTGTCTGCGACCGTCTTCCTGTGGAAGCAGGATCCGAAGTCTGGCGAATGGTACGAGGTCGCCGGTCAATCATTCTGGGAAGAATTCGCGCCGATCAAAGACGAGTGGGCGGAAGACGAAAAGACCGGCAAAAACTACAAGACGGGAAAGCAGACGCTGGACGATTCTGGCAATTGGTGCCGCATGCCGCGCCTGATGATCGCGAAGTGCGCCGAAATGCAGGCGTTGCGCGCCGGTTGGCCGGAACAGTTTACCGGCCTCTACGATGAAGCCGAAATGGACCGCGCCAAGGTGCTGGATCTCACCGCCTCCGAGATTGTCGAGCATGATCGCGAAGAGCACCGCCTCAAGGCCGTCGGCGCCGCGAACTCCATCACCGTCACGTGGGGCGACAACTGGGCTCTCGAAAACGTGCCTGTAGGCAAGTTCGCCGACGAGGTGATGCGGTTCATCAAAGAATCGCCCCCTGAGGCCGTCGCCAAGTGGCGGGACGCGAACCGCGAGCCGCTGAAACGCTTCTGGGCTCTGCAGCCGGGCGACGCGCTGGCACTCAAGAAGGAAATCGAGGCGGCAATCGCACGCAAGCCGGGCCGTCCGGTAATGGGCCCTTCCGACGCCGAACTCCGCAATCATCCGATGATGGCGGGCTGACATGAGCGGCCCGGTCCTATTGCAGTGGAACGGCGAGGCCTTCCAGCCGGCAAACCGGCACTGGGCCCGCGAGTGCGACAAGCGTTTCGTGGTCGGCGAGTTCTATACGCTCGCCGAACACAACGACCGCAGCATGAATTCTCACCGGCATTATTTCGCCGCCGTGAACGATGCCTGGCGCAATTTGCCGGAACAATATTCCGGCCTGCCCTTCGCGGAGTCCGCCGAGCACCTTCGGGCCTATGCGCTGATCCGGACCGGCTACTGCGATGCTCATACGATCGTCTGCAGCACGAAGGCGGAAGCGATGCGCCTCGCCGCCTTCATCCGCCCAATCGACGCGTTCTCCGTTGTCGACGTAAAAGAGGCGACCGTCACGCGGTACGTCGCCAAGAGCCAGTCCATGAAGGCCATGGGCAAGCAGGATTTTCAGCAAAGCAAAACGGCCGTTCTCGACTTCCTCGACGATCTGATCGGGGTTGAGCGCGGCACCACACAACGAAACGCGGGAGCCGCGGCATGAACAATATTCCCGTCATTCACGAAGACGAGCGCACTATCGAATCCATCTGGTACCCCGGAGAAGACGGCGGGGGCTACTCGATCGAGCCGCGCTTTGACGGCTCCACCAGCAAGATCGTCGCATACGGCGAAAATGGTCAGTGCGCACCGGTTCCCTTCTATGCCGTCTATGACCTCTCCGGCCAGATCAAAGCTCGCGTACCGGCGCAGTTGGTCACGGTCGTCTATCTGGAAGGCGGTGCGGCATGACCTGTACCTGCATCGAAACAGTCAACGAGAAGCTTGCTGAACTCAACACGCGCCTGACCCTTCCCATCGTCTTCGGCCGCAAGCCGGGTGAGCCCGAGCGCCTGATGATCGTCACCGAACAAATCGAGACCGGTCGCGGCAAGGCCAAGGCACTCGGCATGTTCGCTTCCCACTGCCCGTTTTGTGGCGTGGCTTATGGGGAGAGCGCGGCATGAAGATGAGAGTAACGTTCGAAGTCGACAACAACGAACTGTTCGACATGCTCCACAAGATGAACGGCAACTTTTCGCCGCTCGGCAACCGCATAGTCGGCGAACTCCTCACAAGCGGCACCTCTATTCTGGATGCGATCGGCATGGCCGTCTATGGCGTGACCGTCGTCTCCAAGGAAGTCGTCGCGAAGGCGGAAGGCGGTGCGGCATGACGAGCAACCCACGCGTCAACCGCTATCTCAAAGACAAGGCCATGGATCACATCGACCATGCGCTCGGTCGTCCTGTCGGCCCGCTCGGCGAAACCTATCGCAACCATTTCGCGACCGGGGCTGACGGCAAAGACGCCCAACTGTTCGCCGCATCCCCGAACTGGGAAAAGGTCGGGCAGCGCGATGACATGGCATTCTTCGCAGTGACCGACATCGGCAAGTGGGCCCTTAAAGATCACCTCAAGGCGATCGGCGACCCTTGGCAGCCGTACAGCGTCACATGGGGCGGTCACACCGTCATCATCGCGGCCAAGTCGATCGGCAATGCGAAGTACAGCACGTACCTCGATGTCAGCGACAGCTATTCCGAACTGAAATTCGTGGATTTCGCACGCGAAGCCAAGGTGCGGAGGGTTGCGGCGTGAGCTTCGACGACTTCCACTCCGGGCGGGAATTGAAGGCCACGCGCAAGCCCCATGCGTGCGAGCAGTGCGGCCGAAACATCGAAACCGGCTCTCCGGCATACTATGCCGCGGGCAAATACGACGGCCATTTTTACACCCAGTACGAGCACGTCGAGTGCCGCGCGGCCGGCATGGCCTACGCCGAAGAGACCGGCCTTTGGGGTGAAGATTTCACCTGGTTCCAGCACGCAGACAGCGACATGCTCGCTGATTTCGGTCCGTGGCTTCTCGAACATCACCCGATAGTTGCAGAGCGGCTGAACATCGAGCGCGAGGAAGATGAGGTAGAAGCATGACCGGCGCCGTTCGCTACTTCCACGGCGGATTCGGCGGGCTCACCGTCGGGCAGATCGTCCTGCCGCCGGCGACGACGAAGGCACCGTCAACCGCGCGCTTCGGCGCCGCCGGCGTTTGCAACACGAACAAGGTCTATGTCTGCACCGATCAGCACGGCGCGCTTCTCTACGCCTGCATGCATTGGTCCGGATGCGGCAAGGTCTATGAGGTCGAGCCGATCGGCGAGTTGACCCCGGATCCTGACGCATTGCGGGCTGGCTTCTCCTTCGAGTGCGACAAGGCGCGCGTCCTTCGAGTGATCCGGGTGCGCGGAAAGCTCATCAAGCAGGTTCAGCGAGACATGCTCCGGGAGGCGGTATGAGCGACGTCACCGGCCCGATTTCAACACTTCCCGGCACCTCTCACGACGTCCCGGACGGGATGATGTGCGACGACCATCCGGACCGTCCGGCCGTAGCGCGCATCCAAGGCGAGACGGATTCCTTCGGATGCGAGATGGAAGACCTTTGCCAGCAGTGCAATGACGAGCGCCGCGCTTACCGGTGCTCCGAGGCTGGGCAGGCAGAAGAGCTCGAATGGCGCACCGGACCATGCGAGTGGTGCAAGAACCACGTCACAGATCTACGAGACGCCCGTGACTACGAAGAGGGTATGTCTGGCCGCGTCTATCGTGTCTGTGGCGCATGCATCAAGCGCGTCAACGACGAGGCCCAGGCAGAGCTCGATGCCTACGACTTCGGATATGACGACGACGTCTACGAAGACGAATGCTTCAACTGCGGCGGCGAAGGCTACGTGTCCGACTGCTTCGACGGCTGCTGCGAAGACGCGGACTCCGGTTGCGACCTCTGCACCAGGCGCTGCGACGTCTGCAACCCGGCCAAGAAGGGGGACCAGCCATGAGCGCTTCATTCGACAAAGCCTCGATCATGTCGACGTTGACCGACGGCATGAAGATGAAGGCCCAGATGATCAAAAAGGGCCTCACCGCCGCCCGCGTCCGCTGCCCTCAGTGCGACGGTTTCCTTCACGCGCGCCTCGCCGGCCGGAAGAACCACCTTCGGTTCTGGTGCGACGGCCCGTGCAAACGACAGATGATGGAGTAGACCATGGCATTTCGCATTGCCAACTCGATCCGCCCGGATCCGACACCAGGGCGCAGGCCGGCGAAGAAGCCTGCCTATCTGGCGTTTATTCACCACCTCCCTTGCGCGGTCTCTGGCGTCTACGGCGTCCAGGCTGCGCACGTCTCCTATACCAGCCAATGGCACGGAGCATATGGGCGCGGGAAAGGGACAAAGGTTCCCGACCGGTTCGCACTTCCCCTGTCGCCCTCTGAACACGCCCTGCAGCACTCCGGCAAGCTCGGATCGGAGCGCGATTACTGGGCCTCGAAGGGGATCGACCCGCACGAACTCGCAAATGCCCTTTGGGGCGTGTTCTGCGACTTCGACGAGGCGGAGGCGATTGTCAGATGCACCGCCATCATCAATCAGCGCTTGGCGTCTGTCGGCGCTCTTCGATCGAGGGATGAATTATGAGCCGCGAAGTCGAGACGGACATGACGGATACAGAACTCAAGCCGTGCCCGTTTTGCGGGAGCGCTAATCTCAGGTTCCGAGACAGCGATATCGAAGGCTGGATCTCCCACGTCGAATGCGTGGACTGCGACGACATGCTCGGTCCCATGAGCGAATACAAATATGACGATGTTGAAGACGCCCGCGCTGATGCCGCGAATGTCTGGAACCGGCGTGCCCTTCCCAGAGAGCGGGGGGAAGTGAAGGAAATAATCGCTGCTCAGGTTCAATCGGTTTGCGATTGGGACGACCGGACATCGCCAGACGACTGCCCGAACCATCTCCTGATCACGCCGGAAGAACTGAAGGAGATTCTTGAGAATGTTGCCGATCTCGCATCGGACCGCATCCGCTCCTGCCTTCTCGATAAGCCAGAGGCGGTAGAGGGGGTGACGCCTGAACGGGCGGCGCGGGTTCTCTACGATAACTGGTCAGGCTTGAACGCCTTGCCTAGTCCAGCGAGAGAACTCGCCTCACAGGGTCACTTTTTCTCCGCGCTGCGGTTGATCTTCGAACCTAATGCAGATCTCCGGCGCCCGCCTGCCCCAGCCGCCCTCACCCAGGAGCCCACCCATGAATAAAGAAGACCGGAAGGACTTGGTGGAGCGGTTGAAGGAGGCGGCATCCGATTTTGAAGCGATGCGCCAATACTCGGCAAACGACATCGACAGCGACAGCGAGCCACACTACTCCGCGCAGATGGAAATGGCCGCGGCGACAGAAGCTGCCCTCGAAGCCGCCGCCGAGATCGACCGCCTCCGCCGAGAACTGGAAGAGGCACGGAAGGCGCTACGCCAGATGCGATGCCCGAGGCCATGCAACCATCAGCCGGAAGATTTGGACGCGGGCGACTGCATCGACGCCGGCGAATGCGGGTGCATTGATAGCCAATTCCGAGATGCACTAATTGCCGGGGCACTACAGCGTGCCGACGCTCGCGAATCCCTGTTCCCGGAAATGTCTACTCGCATCAAGGCGGAGCGGGAACAGGCACGCCGCAAGGCTTTCGAGGAAGCGGCGGAGATTGCGGATGCACACGACACGGGAGGCTATACCCGGCAAGACGAAAGGCTCCTCGCGCTAGATACTGCGAGAGACATCGCCGCCGCCCTTCGCCAGCGCGCCGAGGAGGAAGGGCTATGAGCGTGAAACGCCTTTACGCCGCCGTACCCTACCGAGAGAAGCGCGTGATCTGCTGCACCCGTGAGGAGTGGGAGACGATCTTCTCCGAATACACACCGGTCGGGCGCGGACGCGCAGCCAACCTTGCGGCACATAACTGGGATGTCGTGCAGATCAGCGGCCGCATCCTAGTGGCGTGCCCCTGGAGCGGCGGATTCTGGCTGGACAAGGACGGGACCGAGACCAAGCTCACAGTAGAGGAGATGGACATCCTGTATCCGCGCATGACGGGCGCCGACCGCTACACAAACGGCGCGACCTATGACGAGGACGTCAAGGGATACAGGCAGCGGACCATGCAGCCCGAAGGACTGAGGCCATGACATCACGTCGGCTTGTCGTACAGCGGCTTGCGCCTGTTTCTCGCGGCCGGTTCTTTCCGGGCTTTGACCACCTCGTCAATGTCTTCGGCGGCCAGGGTGACGGGATAATCCAGACCCGGCAGATAGAGAGAAACGGTCCCGTTCGGCCAGACGCGGGAGACCTTCCCCTCGATCTTCACCGTGTCTCCTTTTTCAATCTTACTAGCCATAGCGAATATTTGGCGCGGGATGCGCAGGAGACAAGATCATGAGCGAATGGCAGCCGATACAGACTGCGCCGAAGCATGGCCGGTTCCTCGCTGTCGTTGATGGAGAGGTCCGCGTCGTCTCCTACGGCAAGACTTCTCATCTGCCGATCGAGGGCTTCTGCCTCGCTGATCAAGGGCCGGAAGACTTCGATCTTTGCAAGCCGACGGCGTGGCAGCCGCTTCCCGAGCCGCCAGGAGGTGACGAATGAACCTCACGCCAATCCCCCTCCACGAAGCCGCCGCCCTTCTTGGCATTACCGATCAGGATGTCGGCAATCCCGTCCGCTTGGTGCGCGAGTTGATTCGGCGCCACGAGATACCCTTTGTGCGCTGCGGACGATCGGTTAAGCTCCGGCCCGATCAAGTGCGGCTCCTTGCTGAGAAGATGGTTCAATGCCCCTCAAGATCACCAGACACGACAACGGAATTTACTACGTCTCCGGTACCGTCACTGTCTGGCGAAATGGAAAACCTCATCCAGTTGAGGTCCGCCGCTCCACAAAGTCGCGAGACCGGGAACAAGCGGACGCCATCAAGCGGCAAATCGAAAACGAGGTCGCGGAGCGCAATATCACCGGTAAGGAACCCGCTCTCACGTTCCGCCAGGCGGCAAAAAGGTACGTAGAACACGGGGGCGAGGCGCGTTTCCTGCGCGCCACCAAGGACGGAATATTCGAGCTACATTCCCGTTTCAACAGGCTGGCGAAGAAGCCGGTCGATGAGATCTCGCAAGAACTGATCGACGACGAGGGATTGAGAGCCTATCCGAACCCCGCCACCCGCAGACGACAGTTTCACGCCCCGGTCATCGCTGTTCTTCGGAAGAGTGGCGTCAAGCAGCAGTTCGAGCGGCCAGAGGATAGCCAGAAGCGAACCGATTTCTTCCGGCCGGATCAGGCCGTCGAGATGTTGGCCCGCATCATGGATGCTCGCTACCCGAATCCATGGGCGCCGGCTTTCGTCACGTTTCTTTTCGGGCAGGGATCGCGCATCAGCGAAACGCTGTCTATCGACGGCCGAGACGATATAAGCCTGGACCACCGCTACGCCATCCTGCGCGACACGAAGAGCGGCAAGGAGCGAATGGTCAATCTCTGCCCGCGCGTCATTGCCGCGTGCTCGACGCTTCCGAACCTCGGCCAGCGGGGGCCGCTGTTCCTTCGATACGACGGCAGGCCTTACGCGAAGAAAGAGGACCGCGGATACCGGTTCGGGTTTTGGAACCGCGCCGTGACTGAGGTCGGGCTCGACGCGACGGTCTACACGCCCCATACGGCGAGGCATTCTTGGGCGACCTGGTTCTATAGCCAGACCAAGGACGTTGTTCGCCTAAAGGCCGAAGGCGGGTGGGATTCGTCGGAGTGGGAGCGGTACGTCAAGCTTGCGGCACCGAGCCTTGGAGCAGAGGCGATAAAGCACAGCTTTGACTTCAGACAGTTCCACGAGTTCGACGGCCGAAACAAAAAATCCGCAAACAGCTGA